CTCGCATTTCTTTGATTTTTGCAAATCCCCAAACTTCCTCAATTTTTGAATTATCACAAAGTTTGTCAACAAAACTTTCATCTGTCATTCTTTGAATTTCAGAACTATTGTCAACAATTTTAATGTGTGCATTATCATACATTGCAAAAATTACTGAATGTTTTGATTCGTCAATAACAGCATTTCCAGCGAGTATTGCACCTTCATGCAATAATAATTGTTTACGACCCTTAACTATCATTGAATTGATGATATTTTTGAGGTTGTTGATTGCTGTTTTCTCAACTTCAGATGTAAACCAATGTGGGTATGAAACCTCTGCATTTCTTAAAACATATTCATTTACCTCATCAAGTCTGTGACCATCTTTTGGAACGAAAACTGCTTTAAAATACGTTTTTTGTTTTTCATCTTCAGGAGTAATGTATTTATTCACCAAATCTTTATGCGAAGTGGCAAATATGTCATAAACGACATTCCCATCGTTTTTCACAAGTATTAATAAAAAATCATTTAACATATAGTATATTTTTCACATAAATACTAATTATAATAAATTCTCACCCCCCAAGAATTAGCTTGGAAATGAAGATTCCAATAACCGTTCCAACTGCACTGCCAACTGTAAATCCAATCCATTGTGCAATGCTATTTGCATTTGATTTGGCGATTCTTCTTACAACAAAAAATGATATACTTGCCACCACAATATCAGTAAGCACCGACCATAGATAATTTGCCTGTGCAATTGCTCTGTAATTGATACTGATAACCGCAAATGATGTCATTTGTGCACCAAATAAAATAATACCTTCCCTTATATTGCTTAACGTGAGTTTTGTCATATTACTTTGAATCCCACATATATAAATACATCAACCTTTCCAAAAGTATAATTTTTTATAAAATCCTATGAATTCTGAATTAAAAATGCTATATTTGTTTGTAATATTTATTGCTATGTTTTATGACGATGATGACGAAATAGAGGATGCGAGAATGGATGTTATTGAAAAAGCAAGGCAAACTAATTCTGGCACAAAAGAAGAGATTCAATTATATGAACAACTTTCACTTGCACTTAGCTTAATAAAGAATAATTCGTTTCGTATTGAAGGAAGTCGAATATGTAATGGAATTGAATTTAACATCGCAACACCATACCCGGATGGTTTACCAGAAAGTGTTGGGTCGATGTTTTTTAATCTCAGTACTGACTATTCAGTAAAGATTCGTGAGCTTCCACTGTATGCAAATTCAAAAAGAAATTATTTGTATGTTAGTCCTAATGGGTTGTGTTCCAGCACCAATGAAATGAATTTCGAAATTAAAGTGAAAAAAATTTGATTTTTTGTAACAAATTAAAAAAATATTCGTATAATTGCAAAAAGAAACGGACGGCAATCCAAGATGGTTAAGCCTAACGTAAGGTTGCAAAAGGAAACGTAAACTTCCTTCGCTGGGGTAAAAGTCCCCACCGTCCCGGTTCATTGAATTAATGAGGGTGTAGACGAATTGGTAGAGTTGCCACCTGTTTTGGGTGGAGTTCCGTTGTGATGTACAGCACGTTAACGGAAAGATTGGATGCGAATTTAATGAATGAGTGCGCAATTGTTTGTTTTTGAAGTGTCCGGTCTTCGTGGGGGTTCGACTCCCTCTGCCCTCACAAACTGTTTGGGTTCTGCTTCGGCAGATGGTGGTTCTTTAATAGATTGCATAACAAATCCGATGGTGCGGGAATCTGGCTCAAATATATAATGCTTAACAATGGTCGATATGTTCCCGCACCTGCCTAAACTTTTAACTTAAAATTATGGACAACGTAGGTGAAAATGTAAAATTCGAAGTGTCGATGACACAGAAATTTCCCGCAGAAAAGGGCAAATATCCAATCATTGATGTTCCAGCCACAGGTAAACCCGATTGGTTTGAAGGTGCACGTACAATGATATTTGTATATTCGAAGCATCACGGTAATTTTATTCTTCGTGGTTTCCGGGGAGAAGTTGAAAAATATCTCAAAAAACATTACACACATTATTTCTGCTATATTTCAATGTGGAGTGAAGGTCGTTCCAGAGGACATTGGAAATTCTGGAAAGAACGTGTTTACATTTTTGAACCACGTAGAAGCAGAAGGCGTTCGGACAGGCGTGACAAATATACTGTTCACAAGTCTGGTGAGGGTGGAGTTTATAAAGACTTCTCTGACCTGAAAAAAGAAAAAGAGGTTAATCTTGTTTTCAAGAGATTACCGAAACGTTGGATACCGGAATTTGATACACTTTAACACGTACCATCATGTTAATACAAGAAAGAAGAATTAATTACGAGACAGCAAAACTTGCAAGGAAATGTGGCTTTGATGAGTATTGTAGTCATCTATGGGGTGTATTTGATGGATATGAGGGTTTACACCACTATGATAATCATAACAAGTCCAATCCTGACATTTGGTTTACAGCACCAACACAATCACATCTTGCCAAATGGTTGAGAGATATGCACAATCTTCAGGTTTATGCTTATTCTTCCACAAAGAACGGAAATGGAGAATATCGTGATTATGTTGCTTATATTAATGGTATACCACAAAATGATGCACGTGATGAAGAATACCAAACATATGAAGATGCAATGGAGTTTGGCTTACAGAAAGCATTAGAAATGCTCGGAAAATAAGAAAAAATTAAAAAAAATAGTCACTTTCGTTTACGAAATTCTGTTTTTAATTCTTCGTAACAAACACCACCCCATTTTTCTTCTGCTTTAAAAGCACGTTTTTCGTGTGGATGATTTTCATATACATAATCATTGTCCGGGCACACTTTAAACATTTTTTTCTCAATTTTTAAGTATTCTTCATTGTTCATAAGATAATGCTTGTATTCGTGTATGACTGTTGCACATAAATCTCTATATGATGAAATTGTGCCCAAATATATGGTAATTAATCCATCGCCATAAGTTCCACGCACACCTGATTCATCGGCATAGTACTCTGAAGTTCCTTTTGATTTATATACTCTAAGTGACGGAAAATCGTCACAATACTTTGATATTCCAAAATTTGAGATGCACCATTCTAAAATAAGTAGGACTTTTCTTCTATTTGCGCTTTTCAACATATTCGTCAACAATTTTCATAAATTCAAACTTATATGGATGCAGCCTATTAGCATTATTGAAAATTTGTTGATATTTCTCCGGGAATTGTCGATAAGCATCTGATTGTACAAATACATTGGTACTTTCATTTCTCTGTACAGCAATAAATTCATCGGGTAATTCATGCATATAATCAGTATCCAATCCTTGGGGAACAATTCCTTTTTTTGCAAGTTCTTCCAGAATAATTTCATGTGCGCCATAATATGTTTTTGCAACATAAAAATCGCCATTTTGCATTAAAATTCCTCTTGCAGTTTTACCGATACCTTCAAGCGACCTTGGATTTTTATATATTGGAATTGCGGTTTCTAATTTTCTTCTACCCCAATCAGTTGTAACATAGCCAATCACTTCTGCGTCTACTTGCTTGGCTTCTTTATTTGGGTCGCCAGCATCTATACCGTGATATTTTTCATAGTACTTATCAGCGATGCTTGGTTCATCACCCATTTGCCAATCAGAAAAAAAGTTCTGGACTTCTTCTTTTATAACTTGAAAAACGGAACGTTTCATTAAAAGTTCTTTTTAATAAATACGTTTCAATCAGATGAATTACTCTATTTTCGGTGCAACACTTATCACTTTAGGAACTAATTTAGCTCCATTACATGCGGGACATGTTTTTTTTCCGGCAGTTGAACTTGGTTCAGGAATTGTTCCCATGCCGTGACAAATATAACATTGCACCAGTTCTGTCTTGGCTTCTAATACTACTGGCTCAACATCCTTTTTTTCTGATGTTACATAATCGCTAATATCTTCAATTAAACTATACTGAATGTACAAACTTTCTTTGAGTTCCCACGTTTCGTTTCCACTGTCCCAACGAATATGATATGCCTTATCTGTAATTAAAAGAATTTTTGCTGCAAATACGCTACCATGATTGCGTAAAAGCAAGTATGTGTGACCCTTTTGTAAATTTCTAAGTTCAGTATCCATGTTGTTAATCAAAATATCCAATTATTTTTACTGTTTTAGGGTCACAAAGAAGTTTATATTCTTTGCCTGTTTCATCTTCAACATGAACAACTTGCTTTTTATTTACCAACGGTTCACGATGATATGTTTTCCCCTTTTTCCCGGTTTTGGTTTCTACCAGATAACCCGGATTTCTATCTGTACTCATAAGACTGATTTTAAATCATTTTGCTTCTTACCAGCCACAATTACAACATTAATCTCAGGTTTACCCCAAACATTATTTACTTCTTCTTTTTTTTCGTTGTAATAGATAATTTCAAATCCATCTGTAATTAATTCATCAAAGAGGACTTGTAGTTCTGGTAATGTTAATTTTTCTTCAATTCTTTTATATTTAATGAATCTTTCCATTTAGAAAATATCTTTTCCCAAATATAATAAAATTTGGATTGGAATGCAAGTCTTTTAGTATTTATAAGAAAATAATTTAATATAAAACAATACTATCATGGGCGCAAAAAAAGACAGAGACTTGAAAGTTTTAGACCACAGAGCTAAGAAATTTAAACAAAAAGTTGCAGAAATGAAAAAATGTGGCATTTCACAGAAGAAAATTGATAAAATGGAAGAAAAGCAAGCAAGATATGAATTGTGGCTCGAAGAAGTAGAACAAACGGGTGATTATTAATTAGATACGAAACTACAAATGGAAGTCGGCAATCTTTGGTTGCCGATTTTTTTTCTCCATGAATTGATGTGCAAACCCTGCCTCTAAATCAGTACCAACCATATTGCTGAGATATCTTTCAAGTTCATCTTCAATGTACTGAAAAAATTCATCAATTGTTTGTGTAATCTCAGATTCTCTTTTTATTTTCCCATCCAAATATTGTGACCTAACAATTGTTGCTGCCCACGCTTTTTGGTCTTTATGTTTTTCATTATGATTTGTTTCAATGTGTTTGATGGCAATATCTAATACATATGCTAAATATGGAATTTCCTTTTTATTCTTAGTTAATTCCAATAAGGGAGCGTATTTTTGAATAAGTCCGTTTATTTCTTCAACACTTTTATTTGTTAAATCTATCATATGCGTTTTTTGAAATTTGACAAATCTGAACATTTCCTATAAATTCATCTAATTCTTTCGCATTTACATAACTCATCATATTACGTAAATAATGCTCGAAATTTTCAACCCAACCACTCAGGTGATATTCTACTCGTCTGATTCTTACAACGCCTTCAGAAGTCTTAAAACTGGTCTTTCCCATTGCTTTTTGCGCTTCCTTGGTACTCATACCTCTGAAATATTTCTTTATTGGATATCCTCTGTCAAAAAGTTTCTCTGCAAAATTTTTGCTTAATTTAAAACCGTAAAGATAGTTATCTGCAGCACTTTCGAATGCTTTATTGAATATTGAGCCAATCATGACATAATCAGCACCAAGTGCTAATGATTTTATCACATCGGAATAATCTTTCATTCCACCATCAGCAACGATTTCCGGGGGAACTATATCAACATCATCGCTTTCAAATTCATTTTTTATTTGTTTGATTTCATGAATTAGCGATGCCATTGGATAACCAATTCCAGACTGCTTCGTTGTAAGACAACCATTTCCATTCCCAATACCAATTCGAATATAATCAACGCAGTTATTTTGGCAATACCAGCGATATGTCTCAGGATTGGCAATATTGCCAACCATAATAATAATATCTGGTCTTAATCTTTTCATTTCCCGGCAATAGTCAACAATTTTTTGCATATGACCATTGGCGATATCAATTAAAATATGTGCATTTTTATGGAAATCTTTAAAATTGGTTTTGTAATATCTATCCAAATCTTCAAAACCCATACTTACAAACACGCCTTTATCACTTTTCGACCCACTCACAATTTCACGTGCCAAAAATTGGTCATATTTAATTGTACGTGGAAGCGTAACATGAATCCCATTTTCTAAAAAAGTGTTAAAATTATCAAGATTTACCACAGTGTCCATTGGTGCGGTAAATAATGGAAGTTTTTTTGGAAGTTTAATATCTTTGTATCTGCTTGTAACGTGTGTGTTTACACTTGGAACGATGAGGATATCATCAAAATCGAATTTAGCTTTTATATTTTCCATTTTTACGGTCTAAGAAAAAAAGAAGTGTGTGCTTTTCTCGAAATGAAATTGATGGTAAATGAGGCTTGAGGTATGATGCTTAAATCTTGATAATCATGAGAGCATAAATCTTGAAAACTCAATGTCATTATCTTTTACCATAATTGTCAGAACGCAAATCTTGCGCAGAATCAACTCACTAAGTTACTCAGCACAACACTCCAGTTGTATTATTCGGCTTTTGGTTCTTCGATGAAAGGAATTTTTTCATCTTCACCCGGCTCATCCCAAGGAATTTCGGTGGTGTAGTTATAAGTGTCGATTTCTTCCTGAATTGCATCAACACGCTTTTGGAAATCAGCAACATATTTATTGCGGGTTTCGTCATCAACCTGTGCCTTATATTCCCTCAGAGACTCAGAACCGAATCTTCCGGCTTCCTGCATACCTTCTGTGGTATTTACGCTATTCCAGAAAGCAATTAATGCTTTGTATTCAGCGATAACGTATATTTTTGACTGAATTTCACGATTTGCCTCATTGATTGCAAATTTCAGACCAGTGAGCAGGTCGATTTTGCCAACAAGTTCATCGTAAAGCTTCTGTACGTTATATTTTTCAGGATTTAATGAACCCACCATGTATGAGTTCTTCTGTTGAATCTTCGATTTCAACTGAGCGATTTCGCCAATGAGTTTTTTTCTTAGCTTTAATGCTTTGTAAAGTTTCATATTCTTATTGTTTATTATTTTCTTCCGGTAATTTTTCAGTATTATTCTGTTTCGGCTTTAAGTACATATAAATTAAAACGGCATAAAGCAAAAGGTCAAGAATGATTGACCATCTCAAATCTTCAATGGAGTATCCCATGCTAATACCAATAGCACCAATCAAAAATCCCAATACTAATCCAACAGCAATTGGAATTAATGATAGCCATCTCCATCCACGATTCCAAGCAATGATTGTTAAAATGATTTGAAATATAGTTCCCATGCTTTTATTTTTTCAATGCAAGTATAAGCATATTATTTTGATTATGCAAATGTTTTTAAATTTTTGTTTTTATTCTAAAATCAATTGACCAGCCGTTTGGCATATACATTGGGTTCATTGTATCGATAAAATGATTTCTCCACAGCTTAACAAACTCTTCAATTTTATCTTCAGTGTCAAGTTTTTGTACTACATGATATCCGTGGTCGTAATATTTTCTATTTTCTTCTTTAAATACGTACATTTGCGTCAAATGTTCCTCTTTCAGTAGGAGATATAGTTTATACATTTGAATGTAACTGAAGCTTCCTATTGTGCTGTAAGGGATATTGGTGTGTTCCGATATAAAACGCAATTTTTCGAATTTTATTTCATCAGGCATTTTTCCATATGATTTAAATAGTGAATGAATTGCATTCAGCAAAATAGAATTTCCTTTGCCTCTCTCACGTAAATTTCTGGTATATTCGGCATTAAGTTCGCTTATTGTTTTCACCCCATACATTTCGGCAATAACATCTTTATATTCATTTGCTTTTTGCTCGTATTCTGAATGTATTTCGTGATTAACAAGCACCACATCGTGATGATTTTTGGATTTGTATTGTTCCGGGAAGTAAGAACGGTAGCAGTACGGCACAATATGATGCCGTTGCAGTCCTTCTTCCATCCCGGTTACAACACATCTGGATTCACGGATACTCCGACCAAATTCTTCGTTATCCTCAAAGCCATTTCCTTTTGGAACAAAAGTGAGTTCAATTTCTCTTTCACCAATTTGTTTGGCTAATTCTCTTTCCAAATACCAGAACGCCTTCTTCTCACCACAAGTAAACATATGCCTTCCATTGGGGTGGAAAACGAGCCAGTTTTCAGCATTCAGATTTTTGCTTCCAACTTTAAGGATATTGTTCCTCTCCTTATTTTGACTAACGCTCCCCATTATAGACTTGCATGAATTTCTTGTATATTGTTTGATAATCAGCAGTTAAGATAAATGTTTTAAAATCATTGCCTTCGAATTGACTTTTGAATTTCGACATCGCTTCACCCAATTCCTTTCCTTTAAGATTTGGAAGCCATGACATTACAATATCACCATTAAATTTTTGCGATATGAACATATCAAGACTATCCTTTTCCTGCAATTCCTGAAGCTTATTTTTAAGATTCACTTCAGGAAAGAAGAAATCAATTGCGGTTATATATACTGACTTATCGGGATTAAAATCCTTTTTTGTCCGTATGTCATTTTCTTCCAGATAATTCAAAAATAAATGGTATGAGCCACGTTTACGGTTTCTTTTTTTATCGATGCTTTTAAGGTTTTCTATTTTAAACATTTCAGCATCAAAGTTTATACCGTCAATTGCAAATTTGAATATGTCTTCCAAAGTATCAAAGCCTTGCAAATATCTATCATAATTGTAGCCACCAAAATCAAATATTCTTTTTGCATCGGTAGTCAATAATATATCAGCAGAATTTGTACCACGAAAGTTCCTGTACTTATAGAACAATCCGTCCCATCCATATGACAATCCAAATTTGTGGAAAGTTTTACCCATTATGTTTCCAAGCGGGTCGTATGAGTAATAGGTTTGCGCTATTTCCCATTTATCTTCCTTTATTGGAATAAAGTCAACTTGGAAATTTTTGTAATCGAAAGAATATACACCACCATTGTTGTGTATAGCTTGCGGTTGCAATCTATATGCTATGAATTCTCTCCAAGCTATTTGCCTGTCTTTTGGCATTTTTATCAATAAATCCAAATCACCATGTGTTTCTTTAGTGTGGTAACACTGAACCACAGTACACTCCAATGCCAATTCGGTAAGCACCTTATTTTTCAATTCAGTACCTATCTGCTTGAATTCGTCAGTATTTTTCCTTTCGGTGAATACACCGTACTTATTTAATGCTTTACCGCCCATTACTGATTTGTTTTTGCAATTATACGAAAAACAAATCAAATTGTTACATGTTTTTTAAAAAATTTTAAAGGATATGATATTTTCACTTATTTCTGGTTCTGAGAACGACCAATTACCGCTTTCTTCTAATTCATCCAAAAGTTGTTCAATAAGTAAAATATCTTCATCGTATGCATCTTGCAATAATTCTTCTGAACTTGAAGATTCGAAGTCAAACAATGGCGCATCTTCATCTTCGTCATCATTAGGAACAATAATCTCAACTTCTTCTTCATCAAGATTATATGTCCAAATTATGCAATTTCCATGTAGTGTCAATTCACCATTTAAATCTTCGGGGAGAAATTTATTTTGAATCTCTTCAAACAATTCGCTGATATTCATATCAATAACATATTTATGGTAGAAATAATTTTACCATAAATAGGAGAAATTTTTCGAAAAGACATTAAAGCGCAAACAAAATAAAGAAATAAATCCCTAACATTGCAATGTTACCAATCATTGTTGTAGCAATATCCCAATTGTCTTTTTTCTTGTCTAAAGATTCTTTTATTTTTGCTGCAATAAATGTAAATAACATTGAATTAACGACCACTACATATGGATGCCATAATCCAAATGTAAGTATACATAGCATGGTAATAAACACCCCAATGCCAAAGTGTGCGACTCTATCTATACCAATTTTTTCTATCAATATGTGGTATAGTTTTATTATGGAATTCTTAATTCCAAAATACATTTTATCTAATAACTTTCCCATAACGTTTATTGTTTTCTACTTCGCTTGGACTACCACTTAATTGACTTAATGCACGAGACCCCCCTTCAACAAATAATGCAGCCAAATCTGAACGTTGGTGGACAACATTTAATATTTGGTCGAGAAGTGGAAGCTTTTCTTCAGGAGTTCTGGCTTTTCTCACTCGTGCCAACAATGTTGTTAAGCCGGGTCTACTGCCACCAAAATCACTAAATCCATAATCACTAATTTCTTTAACGTAGTCCCAGAAATCTTCCTTATCTTGTTCGGTGTAGCCATATTCCTCAAAGTCATCATCGGGGTCTACTGGTGTATGCCCAGATAATTCAGTATTAACATATAATTTTAAAATGTTTTCAGTAATAATATCTTCAATCATTTCCAAACCAATAGTATCTCTGACAATACCCATTCTCATGAAATCTTCCCAAATTTTTCTTAATCTTGGAAATGGTATTAATCTCCAAGGCTGTTCTTTTATTCCACGTTTTTTGTGTTCAAGAAAACCAGTTAAAATATCTGTTTTTACTTGGTCAAGTTTATCATATAAATCCCAATCAGTATCATCATCGTTATATTCACGAATAAATTTACTAAGTTCTTCTTTAATGATTTTATTGAGTTTATTCACAGTGCAATCCTTTTTTATAAATACAAAAAAAGCCGGAAAATATCCGGCTTTAAGCATTAACCTCAAAAATCATTGGTGGATTCACGCACATATAATCTTCATCCAAATTAGAAGCGTTAATAAATGTAGTGCTCTCAATAATTTTTTTACCATAACTACCATGAATGTGACCGAAGATGTGAACCTTTGGTTTAATTCTTTGTATCACTTCAAAATATAGTGAAGGTGAACCAGTATGTTTTAAATCATATATGCTCCAATCTAAGATTGTATATGGTGGGCAGTGTGTGATTAATACATCCGTATCATCAGGAATTGCTTGCCAATGAGGAACTAATTTATGTTCTGGTTTATTGAATGCCCAATTCATAAAAGGCAATTGAACTGGCGTTCCCCAGAATTTAACCCCATCCAACTCAACACCAGAATCTTCCAAATAAATTACGCCTTCTGGAACTTTTTCAAGTGCTAAAAGACGATGAGTTTCAAAAAGCCAATCATGATTTCCTGCGATAACTATTTTATATTTATATGGCAATTTAGAATACCATTGCATGAAATTCACAATTTCATGACTGTGACCAACAGAAGTGAAATCACCAGCATGTATTATTACATCGGCTTCCGGCAGGGGCGGTAAACGTTTGTGTTTATTGTGAGTATCTGATATTATGCAAAGTTTCATTATTTACAAGATTTTCCGTTTTTACCGTTTTTCTTAACATATTTTGCATTAATTAATTCGCAAGTAATGTTATTAATGCAAATTTCAATATTCTTGAAAACTTTCGAACCAAACAGATATTCAATCAAGTCTTCAGAATAGTAGTTTAATTCGAATTCGTAGTGAGTGTTTCCATCACCGTACCAAATTACATTTACATCGAGCATAAATGTGTCACCACTTCGTTGTATTGTTTCTGGGAGTTCGGAAAATTTATCTATTATTTCACCACCAACATTATTTTTTTCGAGATATTTAAGAAACTCTTGTTTCGTATATTTTTTGGGTTTAATATTTACCATAATTATTTAATAATTTTTACAGAATCTCTACTAACTGGTTTTACAATTATTGATGGTGTGTATGATGATTGTTTTGCTTGCTCGATTCCAGTTTCTAATTGTTTCATTTGTTGCATTGAATTTAATTCAAGTACGTTTTTTAACAAATCTTTGTTTGTTTTACTATAATCAATAATTAAGCCAAGTTGTTTGTTGTTGAAAACTTGAAAATCCGCAAGTGCTTTATAATTGTCATCATAAACCTTATTTATTCTTGCATTAACTTCTTCAAAACCCGCTTTCATTTCTGCTCTTAAATCAACCATTGCTGCAGTATTCGCATCCAATAGATTTTCAAGGCTATTTAATTTATTTAAACGATTTGCGTTTATTTGTCCAAATGTGAATGACACAATCACTGCTGTGCTTGCAACACCAATGACCCATTTCAATAAAAGTTTCATTTTTGAAGGCTTTAATTGAACGTCATCAACAATATCCACCAATATGTTACTCATAATTTTACGTATTATTTACCGTCTATAAATACCTTATGGACGGTTATAAGTCGATGCAGAATTATTAAAAAAATGTTATTTAAGTAACGGCAAATCTTTCAATGAATTAAGTCGCAGATGACCAACATTATGTCTAACATTCCAAGGTGCAGTATATAGATAAGTACATATGCCAGCATTGTTGAGTTCCACAAAATTATCATATGAATCGTCAATGAAAATTTGGACACCTGCTTCTTTTGCAATGTCAATTTTACTTGTTGCTTCGGCTATACTATATACACGTCTGGCAGGAAAATGATATTTATCAAGCCATGCTTCTGTTGTTTCAACAGGAACTGGTCTTGATGTGATGTAGCAATGCGGAATGAATGGCAAATCTACGGGCATTATTAGTGGCTTAACATTGTTGATGTAAAAATCACTAAGCGTGTTATTTTCTAACATCTGCTTAAATCTTTTACCAACCTTCCTATCCAAGTACCAAGAATTTGGTTCAGACAACACATCAGGATATAATTCACTCCATGCCGTTGTCCAATCAGCAAGAACACCATCAATATCAAGTCCGATTTTTGGAAGCTTCAAATATCTTTTCGGTCTATCATCACCTTGCGGAAAGGTATAATAAAATGCATTTAAGAAATGAACGTTGCATGCTGCGTGTGCAATATGTAAACGTCCACTTTCCGGGTCATAATCTTCTCCAAGTTCAATAGCTTGAATATGTCTTTTGAGAGAAGCCAATACAGATGTCCAAGACAAACCATTTTCCCAATTACGGTCAAAATATTTATTTGCACCATCAGTTAAAACCTCAACAAAGTCTCTATATGCGTGTGGTTCAACTAAATCATATCTCAACTTTCCTTTATTGAGTCGAAATCCGCCACCTTTGCCTGTAAGAGCATCGCTGAAATCCTTTTCTTTTTTATTTTCTTCCTGTTTTTCCATTATTACTTGTTTAACTAAATTATCTTTTTCCATTTTATTCGAATATTTTTACACCAAAAATGTCTTGAAGTTCTTTAAATGGTGCTTCGTATTTCATCATATCTGTTTTGATATCATCATCAACAGAATAGACTTCCAATTCAGCCTCATCCATTTCAAAATCTTCTGTTGTTCTAATTTTTTCTTGTTTTGATTTTTTACGAATTGATGTCACAAACATAAAAATTGCACGAAGATGACCGGGTGGTAAATCAGGATGTGACACAATACGGAGAGAACCCAGAGGTTTAGTCGTTCCATTCTCACGCAAAATCCAACGTGCATCTACACGTAATTCGCTGATAAAACCTCTGAGTCTATCCCAATAAGTATTATTAAGGTCAATATTTTCCATTTTAATTCAATGGCTTGCCGTCCTTTTTGCATTCACAGTCAGAGCATGTGCATACTGATTCGTCAGTACCAGTAACTACAATTCTTTCCGGGCAACCGTGAATTTCCATTGCTCTTACTGCAAGTGCAGCAACCTTACGAAGTTCATGTGTTGCACCGACAGTATCAAGATGATATACTCTTTCTTTTGCCTTACTTACGTGATACTCAATGTAATTTATCCATTCAGCCACTGGCTTTTCTTCGTCAGGAGTTCCATCCATTTGTCTGCGTGAACCCCAATTTGCATCTTGGTAGTCTCTTTCACCATCAAGACGGTTGTAAATTTCTTTTCTTTCCATTTTTATTCCGTTTGTTAAGTTATAACCAGCATCACTGTAATTAGTGAGCATATTATTTAATTTAAATAAATCAAATTCGTTTGAATCAATGAATTTAATAATTTCATCAACATTAATTTCACCATAAAATGTCCAACTAATGTTAGGATATTTTATGTTCGGTTTGTTTATTAATTTTAATTCATACCCGTTCTTTTTTGAATTACTTAAACCAATTTTTAAATAATCTGGTGTTAATTCTTCAGGATGAAGTTTAATTGCATTCAACATTTGATTCAAATCAGTCCAGAAATGGCTATCTGGAACAACCTGCATGTAGTTTGCGCCTGTCATTTGATTAACGATTAGCTTTACGTGATGCTCTTTGTGCCCTGTTTTTACGTCTGCGTTCTTTACGGTAATCAGAACCAAACCGATTTACAGTAACGTTTGTTAAAACAGTTTTATTTTTTTCTTTACGTGTACCACCGAATTTTCTTGGAACTTCAATAATGTCTGTTGTTTTAACAGCAAACTTTGTAGGACGGAATCTTATTTTTGATTCTTTGAGTTCTTTAACAACAATTTCGTGTTTTTCATTGTCAGTTAATTCTCTTTCTTCTACCGTTCCGGTCTGTGGATTGAAAACCCGGTATATTTCCTGTTCACTATTTCCACTTAAAAATAATACATGAAATGTTGGAGATATTTTTATGTATTTTTGGGTAGCTCCGTCAATAGCACCCTCAATAGCTCCGTCAGTTGCTCCCTCATTTTTTAGTTCTTCTTGAACCTCATTTTCAATTTCTTCTGTGATTAGTTGCGGAAATTCATCGACTCTTCCTTCTTCTTCAATTTTCGGTGTATTGATTACACCTTCATTGTTTTCTGACATATTAATATGGTTAAAATAAAAATTATTTTGACGTAAAAATAAGTAATATTTGAATTAGATGCAAGAAAAAAGGGGGCGAACCCCCTTCTTTTTTTTATTCAGCATCTTTAACAGCATACTGTTTCAATAATTTATCAATATCATATTGATATTTCTTGAGTGGATGGTTTTCTTCAGACCATCGTGCTTCAATTTGAGAAAGGCTTTTACCTCTGGCAATACCATAAGCTGCATACATGATGCGTAATTTCTCACGATTTGCCATGTGCTGATATGTGGCATCTTTTGCCGACATTAACCTATCACCTTTAATGTGAACGGTTTTTCTCTGATTTTTGTAAAATTTCTGAATTTCGCTTGCTTTTTTAATAGCGTCCTTCATTGCTGCGATATTTATTTTAACTAAAGTTTCCATAATAATATGATTTTAAATTTATAATAATTTTTATACATTTTGTATTATACATTTTGTATTATACATTTTGTTGTATTTCGCATTATGCATTTCACATTTTGCGTTACGTAATTTACGTTACGTATTTTACGGAATTCAAATTATTATGGTGGTCTGATATTTACCTATGTACCTTTCATAACATTAATATTTTTCCATTTTTTACCTTTGTTTATTTCACATACGGTACTACAACTTATATTATATTTTTTAGCAATTTCTTTTTGCATCACACCAATTTGTAGTGCTTTTTTAATTTCCAATACGATGTTTGGTGTTAATTTTTTTGAGAAAATTCCTGATGTATATATATGTTTTGAATTTTCTGCATGTTCAATCCATTCCAAATTAGTTTCACGATTATCGGTTTTAATGCCGTTAATATGATTAACAATAAGATTTTTATTATCATTATTTTTAAATGTAATTGCAACCAATCTATGCACCCTATGTGTTTTTGCATTGTGTTCATAATCAGTTAATCTTACAACAAGATAATCACGAATAAAATTTTGACGCATTATTTTATCTGTATTGGGATATCCATGTTTTTTTATACGACCCATATTTGACACATAATATAATCCTTCATAGTTGGGTATTGATTTCCAAATTTCGTCTTTTAAATTGCTGGTATTTAAATTTTGATAAATTTTGCGAGCACTATTTTTATAATCTTGTGCATTTTTTTCTTTAACAATATTATCAATATCAACATTTATTTCACTTATTGGGATAAAACCATCTGTTGATTGATTTTTAACATCTCCATAATAATCGACAGTCTCAACATATGGATTACCAAATTCAAAATTAATGAAAATGAATTTACCTTTATACCATTTGGCTATACTGGTATTTCTGCAAGTACCCATGTAGTACGAACCTTCTTTTAAATTTAATTTATTTATCATAATTATAAATTTAATAATAAATACTTGAATTGCAAATAAAAATACCTCATTTGCGAATTATTGAAGTGCTAAATCTAATTTTTTTGTATGCAATTGCATTTCAGGCGTACCATAAAAACAAAAAGCAGTCATCTGGTTCTGAACGTCAGGCTCATAAAAAGCAATAACGTCAGCACCATAGTACTGCAATTTATTATAAAGGTCTTTGAGGGATTCTTCGTTATCGGTTGATAACGATATTAAATAATTGGATTGCTCTTTCCATTCAGCAAATTTGTCAGGAAATTGCTGTGCAAATTCAGCAATTGCATGCCCTGACTGGACGAGTTGATATCCCGGAGAGATATCTTTGCGAGTTACGGTTACTAATTTTACCTACTTCATTGTACTTTGTTTTTTAATAAATACTTAGAATTGTCGAAATATTTCATAACTAATTGTTTCGCTGATTTTAGATAAAAATGGTATCTTTATTGTATATATTATGCCATTATCAAGCTTACGTATCTTAAAATCTTTTTCAATGATAATATATTGATAATAATTTCTGTACTTTGTGAGTAAAATATATGTTTCCTTATCTACTTCTCCGTCACTTGTATTTTCTTTTTTTTCGAAACTTATTATATCGTAACTTCCCCATTCTTTACCATCAGTGTATGTTAATTTCAAAACTTTACCATCGAAATTTACACTAATTGGAGTTTTTAATGAAGTGAATTCGTAATCCCAAGTGTCTCCCAATATAATTGATGACTTTTCATTTGCCACAAATTTAATTGGTGATTGTCCAAATGAATTAAGAGTGATAAATAATATTGTCAATAATACCACGATGTTTTTCATAACCAAAATTTTGTTTAATGTTACAAATATACACAAAAATTTTATTCTACCAATTTAATTTCGAAGTATTTTTAAAAGTTTTTCCGTATCAACATTAGTTTGATTGATGTTAGATTCACGTAATAATAACCAAATTTTATGTATTTTTATTCTATTTGATATTATGTTGCGATTATTTTCTCCCATATAGTGAGTGGAAGAACCATCAATAAATAATGTAACTTCATCGATAAATTTAATCGTTTTTTCGGTAATATTTTTTATTGTGTTAATGTTAATTGGATTTAAACGCAGATTCCTAAATTCGACATTAATGTGTGCCGAAATATTATTTCTATATTTAATAATCGTATCAATTTCATCACTATTTATAAATTGTGTTATTTCATTTAATAAAAATACAAATTCTTGCTTTGATTTTTTTGGTAATGGATGTGTGGCTAAAGCATATAATTCATCATAATTATCAATGATATAATCATATATTTTTCTCATACAATATTTGTCATTACCACTCCTTCTTGCACGTGGATAAATTTTATGAATATCGACAATAATTAATTGATAGAAGTCTTCATATAATAATTGAATGTCTCTATATCCTTGTATCAAATTTAATTCTTCTTCGGATAATGAAATAATTTCATCATAAAAGTCAACATGATACTTTAATTTTAAAATAATCAACTTAATGTTATCTATCGCTTTTTTGAGATTAGCTTCAGTCATTTTGTTATTAATATGAATTTATTTTGTGATTCTGGTGGGATTCGAACCCACGATTTTGCAAGTTTTAGAGACTTGTGCGATAACCACTCTGCCACAGAATCGAGTTCATATACATTTATTTCAACAATACATTGCATTCTTTATACATATCGAGTATTTATAATAAACTCTGTTCGATATGGAAACAATTGCAAATATAATAAAAAATTCGAGAAATAGACTTGAAGTTTTGAAAAAAATTGGCTGGGATACAAAAACATATGGTTATCGTAAATTAAATAGATACATCAAAAATAACAATATCGACATCTCACATTTTGAAACAAAAAGTCAGCAATATATGAGAACAAGAGATTTGATATTATCATCGAAGAAAATACCGCTCGAAAAAATACTAACATCTGGTTCAACATATCAAAACACAACAAATCTTAAAAATAGGCTATATAAAGAAGATATAAAACAGCCAATATGTGAAGAATGTGGGCAAGATGAACATTGGCGTGGAAAACATATAAGTATGATTCTTGACCACATCAATGGTATTCATGATGATAATCGACCAGAAAATTTAAGAATTCTTTGTCCTAATTGTAATGCAGCACTTCCTACGCATTGTGGTAGAAATAGTAAGAGAAATAAAAAAATATTACAACTAAAAACAAAAGAAGAAAAATTTTTAAATAAAAAACTTCAATCTATTAACAGTAGGCTCAAAGAACGTCCAGTGCGTGAGAAACTTCAAAAAGATATTATTGAATTAGGATATGTTGCAACTGGTAAAAAGTATGGTGTTAGTGACAATTCGATTAGAAAATGGATTAAGTTTTATGAAAAATATGATGTACATTAATCATCTTCAAATTTAAATATTTTTTTTCTGATAATGGCATAGTTCGCAAAACATAATGTCATTATTTTAAATTCTTTTCCCTCTTTCGCTACTTGATATATGTATTTTTCACCTTCTTTAATTACTCTCTGCAATTCATTTTCATTAATTCCCCATTCTTCCCTTTCTTCAGGTGTACTATTTTGCATTATATAATCATACCCGTCACAAAATCTATCAAATTCTGAGACCGGGTATGTTCTTTTCAGGAGTTCAAAATCTTTTGGCATCTAATTGATGAAATAATCGAGTTCACCAACCTTTTCGGTAACTGGTTTCATTTGGGTGAGTCCACCGTCCAGTATCATTATAACCATTTCGTCAAGCTGTTCACCCAACTGGTCTTGCAGTTCTTCCTGAGTTTTGTCAGCATCTGACACTTTGGCAAAGATTACTTCGTCAAATTTGTCATTTTTGACATATATCTTGCTGCTCAGTACCGGAACACCGTTTTCGTCCTTTTCTCTTTTGATTATGCCGTGAAAACACCTGTTCCAGTCAGCTTTCGCCATGAATATTTCGGTAATTTCAACTTTCATTTTCTTTTCCATTTTGATACTTATACGAAAAGGATTTAAAAATGTTACAAAAAGCACTAATAAATTAATGCTTCGTCAAACAATTTATTTTCAATGAAGATTTCAACTTCATGAATATCTTCAATAATTTGACTATAAACATAAAAGCGAATGCCACCAAATTTTAATTTAATTTGATGTATTTCGAAATCTTGGTCGAGTTCTGTGCAGAGTTCAAGAATTTCATCCAGAATATCCAACCATTCTGGAACAATCGGAGTGCCGATGCTAAACCCATACCATCCGTGTGGAACATAATCCGCATACTTTTTTAAGAAATATCCATCGGTTTTTTCAATATTATAATAGTATGTCGCATCGTCAGGATTCTTATCTTTATAACGATAAAGATTTTTAATGCCATCGGGAAGTTTGATTGGCTTCAAATCGTACTTGGCAAATATTTGCTCAACATCATTTAGGATTTTCATGATATTCTCCTTTCTTATAAAATTCACATTGATTAAAGATTGGCAACATTTTATCTTTTTGGCTGACCATCAATCTTGCCTTCATTTTCCAATCAACATTTAATACTTTATCATCATATTTAATGCCAGTTTCGTGAGTGGGTGAATATTTATTATCCACCTTATATTGAAATATTGCGTCTTTGGATAATGTGATAAAGCCGTGTGCAAATCCTCTCGGAATAAATAAGCTTAATTTATTTGTACCATCCAAAATAATCGATACCCACTCACCAAATGTCGGAGAATCGACACGTATATCTACCACAACATCCAATACCATTCCTTTAACCACTGACACTATTTTAGCTTGATTATATGGTGGTTTTTGAAAATGAAATCCTCTTACAACGCCACGATATGATTTGGATTGATTTTCTTGAACTACATTGAACTCACCTATGTAATTTTCAAGTTTTTCGTGATTGAATGTCTCAAAAAAATATCCTCTTTCATCACGATAAATGTGCGGTGTTATTATTAATACATCAGGTATGTTTGTTGCAGTTACATTCATAGCCGTTCTAAGATTTCACTGAATTCTTCATCAGTTCCATTGAATTTTTCTCTGACGATACTGATTGGTGTTAATATCCCATACATTTCGCCATATGCGTCTTCATATATTACAAACAAATCATCGGGATGTTCATTTGAAAATGGCTTAACTAACGTCAATGCGCTATCGCCATCACTATTAATAGTTATTGCTTTTCTCGGTGTGTACATGCTGGATTAATTTTTTTGTTTCTTAAATAATATTTTTGCTTCGTGCTCATTGCCCCACTCTTTGGGTTTATTCTCTTGATAATAAATTACTTCCCAATTATCTGCACCAAATTCGTTTAATTTATCATTTAATTCTTGAAATAATTTATATTTGACGTAAACCATTTTATATTCCCACATAACATTCGTTTAATATAAATACGAAAAATTATGTTTGCGGAGAGAGAGGGATTCGAACCCTCGGTACTGTTACATACGTCAGTTTAGCAAACTGGTGGTTTAAGCCACTCACCCATCTCTCCAATAATCAAGCCACTTCTGATTGAATAACAAAACCTTCCTCATATTCGTCTAAAGTAAACGAACTTGGAAAAGTATCTGGGTCTTCTGGATTCACATTTATCCAATCATTTAGGTCTTGTTTATACATGCTTTTATAGACATGATTTCTTGGGTCATCAATTTTTTCTTGTAGATATTTAAGAAGATATTTATGTGCATCAATTTTATTTTCTGCCATTACATAAAATTCTTCACCATAGCCATTGTGATTAAAATGATAAAGTTTCATGATTATTTATTTTTATAACGTAAAATTACATTCGTTGAAATCCTGTAAGCCAGAACTGCTTCCTGATTATAGTGTTCCAGTGTAAAGTCAATAATCTCTGACATCTGTTCTTCAGTACAAACAATTCTGCAGGGTATCATTCTGTCAATATAAAGTTTTCCAGTAGGACTAACCCACTGACCTTTGGCTGTTTTCATTATTGTAACACCACCAGTTGTCTTTTTTACAAAAGCATCCCATGCTTTGTGGTGTTCAAAGCTGAATTTCTGGTCTTTATTGTTTGACGCAGGGACTAATATTTCCCATAATTCATTTTCCATTCGGCAAATATACGAAATAAATTTGAATATGTTACAAAAAAAATAAAAATAACGTGAGCGTACCCAGAATTTTATAAATATTCATTACAGCCGTAACCCGAATTCTGCTTTATGTAGTAATTTATCTAATGCACCAACCCGACTATCACTGAGTTGCTTTCCCTCTAAGTCTATTTGGCTTGCACCACTCCGCAGTATTAACGACTGTTTAGGTCTCCTGCGTCCAGCAACGGTGTTCGGAGTTTTCTCATGTAAAATACACGCTACTACTCACTTATAATGAATATCTATAAAATAATGTTTAGTTTTTCCAAGTCTTCTTTAAATAAAATCCGAATGTTTTTATTGTTATTTTGTTTTTGAACCAATTTCATTTTTTCTTTATCTTTAGGAAAAAAATATCCTTTAATTTCAATATACTCATCTGTATTTGGAAGATAAAAATCTGGAAAATAATTTCTTGTCACATTATCGGCTTTTTTATATTGCATTGAAATTTCTTTTGACCTTATCCAATCAACATTATTTTCATTAAGATATTTAGCATATTTCAATTCATATGTTCCCTGAACGGCAACAAATTTATTCATATGTGGTGAAAATATTTTATAATATTTGGTTTTTATGATTCCGTTGTTATTTCCAGATGCAATTTTTGAAAGTTTTTCTTTTGTAATTGTTGAAAGTTTTCTACCTTTTAATGTATGCTCACCAAGATATTTTCCAGAACATGCTCGTGAACAAAATTTACGTTTAGAAACTCTTTTTTTAAAATATTTTCCACAACATAAACATTTTACAGTATTTTCATTTTTCTTACAAGGATTACAAATTATTTTACCATTAAAATTTGGTTTTTTTCTTTTTACTCTTTTATTGCATATTGAACACTTATGATAATATTTTGCCATAGTTTTTTATTATAAATACAATGATTTTTAATAAAAGCGATGTTCTGAAGTTCCTCTTATGAGACACTTTGTCCTATAAAATGTCCTATAAGCGATGAATCCTCTGTGTTATTTTTTTGTGTGGCGGGGTAGTCGATTTTTGTATAACCACACTAATATTCTTGTTTTTCTTTTAGTGGCATTGGAAGATTTTTCTTTCTTTCGACTTCAACCAATTTAGAAAAATCTCTGTAACTGATATTATATCCAAGTTTCAAACAGAGCGTATGACCTTCGCCATCATAATTTTCAATATCAATACCTCTCCAATCATCTACAATAGTATATATTCCATTATATTTGAAATAATCACTGCTGGGTTTGCAATGTACAACAACTAAATCACCTTTTTTAATTGGGTTTAGATGTTGTTTCCAGAACAAATTCACCTTTTTATATTTCTTACCCTTGTAATTCATATTAAGTTTTTCTCATTATACGAATAAAAATTTAAAAATGTTACAAAATTGAGCGAGATATGGGATTTGAACCCACGACCCCGACTTTGGCAAAGTCGTGCTCTACCACTGAGCTAATCTCGCATTTTAAAATAAGTTGTGTGGAGCACCATCGGTCTCTGCACGTTACCGCAGTTTTAAGTTACCGGAGCAGACTTCACACTCCATGCATACAACTCACTTTTTTTGTTAAGGCATCAACCGAAAAGTTTTCAGTATATTCCTTAGTTTTTCGTTTTCAAGCCAGTAAACATAACCATCTGCTTTTTCATAAGCATCAAATTGTGTTAAGGCATTAACGTAAAATTTGTAGATTTCACCATCCGTAGAGGTAATTTCCACGAGCCAGAGTCTTGCAATTTTCGGATGCTTTCTATAATAGGCATCATCCTTGATTACTTCTTCTGGTTGTTCCTGCTTCTTTGTTTCTCTGAACAACATAATCGTAATTAATCAGTAGCAGGACTGATTTACGATGTGTTTGTTTTCTTCATGTATGCAAAATTACTTAAAAATTCTTTTAATCCAAGCAAAATGTTTTCTTTTTTTCAAATACTCGAAATCATTTTCATATTCATTGGCTTCACGTTCAAATGAAAGATTATAATATGCTTTACTTCCATAAAAAAATAATTTAATCAACCATTCAACAAAATACCAAATGTAGAAAAAGATTATCAGCATTTCTAATTGCTGTTGCCAATGAATTTTTTCGTGGTTTACCATTCGTTTTAACGTCAAATATTTTTCTTTGATGTAAATACCGAATGGTGCTAATGTAATTCCTGCTGCAAAGCCAAACGTGATAAAACTCACGAAGCCGTTCATTTTTTTTACTTTTGGTTTTAGACACATATTAATCTTTTACCATAAATACTTTGGTACATCTGGTGAGATTCGAACTCACAACCTTTGGTTTCGTAGACCAATGCGCTAATCCAATTGCGCCACAGATGCATTTGTACCCTTGGCAGGACTCGAACCCGCAAACCTCTTGGGTCGAAACCAAGCATTCTATCCATTGAACTACAAGGGCATTTATTTTTTGTACTCCCAGCAGGAATCGAACCTGCATCTAAGGTTTAGGAAACCTTCACCCTATCCGTTGGACGATGGGAGCATATTAACATAGTGGTATTTAATTCCTAATGGGTCGCCTTCTTCAGTTAAATACTTTGCCATTGCATCTCTACTTCCCTCTCCATATCGGATTATAATGCAATGCTTATATTCATCCATAAAAGCATAACCATTTAATTTTACTTCTTTACCTTTTTCATCCAGCACTATAAGTGGTGGCATGTTTTCAATCGTGAACTTCATTAATCACATAAATTACTTCATCGCAGCAAATTACAAAATCTTTTCCTTCCGGCACTGCAATTACTTTTCCACATTTTGGACAAATAACTGTTTTCATTTTGTGTGTTTTTGTACACCCGGTGAGATTCGAACTCACCACCCTCGGTTTAGAAGACCGATGCTCTATCCAAATGAGCTACGGGTGCATAGATTACAAAGATATGAAAAAAGAGTGAAATTATTCACTCTTTTTCCTTTTATTTTTCAACCAAGCAAATGGATTTACTTTAGCCAACAAGAAGTATGAAATAAAGCATGAGGCTGAAACAAGGTAAAAAATAGAAATTGAAAACCAATAACTGCCTGTTGTATCCATTAGCCATTTGAGTAAAGCATCGTATCCCAAGGGATTGAAAAAAGTCCCTAAGAACAGAAATAAGGTTGCTGTTTTTTCCCTGTTTACCACCTTCATCACTTTCCATAGTTTTAGGATTAATAATTATTATTTTTACTTTAAAGTATCGAGATAATCGGTTACATAATTAAATACTTTCTCTTGCGTATTTTCATTCCATGCAGGATGATTTAATATGTTATCAAATGTTACAAAAACATTTGGATTATTTTTCTTATAAAGTTTTTGGTTTTTTGTATCAATTGCCCAGATGACACCATCCACATTGATTGTGCTTTTTTCTTCTTGCTGCCTTTGCAACATTTTTTGTTGAAACAATTCCTTTTTTTGTTTTTCGTTTGCTAAGAATTTTTCCAAATTTGGAATTGCTATATCAACACCCAATCCACCGTCAACATTTCTTTCTTTATTCATTGACCTGCGTTGAACACTCTTTCTAAGCATCACCGTCTTTAACACATTGTTTCTTATGATTGCCCACATTTCATCGCCAGTTGAATCTTTTGCGAAAACACCATCATCAGAAAATATTTGATAGAATGGTATTCCGGGGTCATATGGATTTGTTATGGTATAAAGTGGTGATTTTGGATTTGGCTTAAACGCACCCAAAAAAATGCCATAATCTTTTGAATCAAATTCGTGTGTTAAAATGCTATTTAAATTTTTTCTTATTTCAGCATCTTCTTCCGGTGTAATGTCACCACCAGATTTCATCCTATCCAATCTTTTTCTCATCTGGTCAAAAGCGTGTCCGCTAATATCAGTTTCAAAAAGATTAATTTCTTCATTGATGATGGATAATACTTTATTCTCTGGCTTCATTACAATCGTATTTCATATAAATACTAATACGAATGAAACGAAGAAATCTTGAAAAGTTGCTCCTTTTTGAGCCGACAGTGAGATTCGAACTCACGATTGTCACTTTACGAAAGTGGTGTTGTTGCCACTGAAACCATGTCGGCAATGAGAGCCGAAGGTGGGATTCGAACCCACGTGGGATATTATCCTCTGGTTTACAAAACCAGTGCTATCGACCACTAAGCGACTTCGGCATTTATTTATTTGCTTGATATATTAAAATATCGTGTGGTGCTTTTTTATTTCCACCAAAATAGAGGAAAAGTTTATAACCTAAATTCCAAGTATTTTTTAATGTGATTGGATGAACTGTGCTATGATGTTCAATACCATCAGTTACGGTATATTCAATTTGTCCAAAAACACCACTTTTATATTTCAATTCAAATCCATACCATTTGTTTAATTCAATATCACAAATTGGTATTGTTGGTACTCTTAATTTATTAATATATTCATATCCAACAATTTCAATTTTATCCAGAGTTTCGTTGGGTCTCCAACCAAACCTCACTGAATTTTTGTGATGCCAACCAAAACTGAAACCAAATAATTTATTCACATCGTGTTGGTCTTCATCATTAAACAAATAAATTGCAGTTTCAGTGAATTTAAAATATCTGATAATTGAATAATCTTTATTCCTGTTGATTAATACTGGTATGAAGAAATCAAAGTACGGAAATGGTCTTCTCTTATTCTTCGGTATTATTTTCTTCATTTTTTTCTTTTCTGACTGCAATTATGTCTTTTATTGTATTAACAATTCCTGCAATAAAAAATACAACAAATGTAAGTAATAAATATCCACCGGAAATTGCACCAATCCATCCACAAACTGTTTGTGTTTCAGGAAATCTTCTTCCAATTGCGACAGCAAGTGCCAAGATTATGAATGCAGCAAGGATTTTAACCAATCCGTAATGTTCGAACCAGCGTTGTATTGCTTTAAGTATCTTTTTCATGTTGCGAGTTTAATATAAATACTCAAGCAATATGACCGATTCTTTCTTTAACGTGATTTTTATATTTTTCAATGTTTCTTACCGCTCCACGAGTTGCGGGATGATAAATAAATTCGTGTTGTATTTGGTGTTTTTTGAGTTCTCTTTCAACTTTTCTGCCCATTGCAATAACCACACCTTTGAAGGACAAAATGTCCTCGATTTTGTCTTCGAAGACGTTTGCGAATGCACATTCATCCCAACAAATATCAAGATTTTTTAATGCTTTATAAAGGTGTCCTGCAGCAAGGCGTTTATCTACCCATGTAACATTCATTCGAATTGCAGTTGGACTTCTGCGTTCACCAACAAAAAGGTATTTTTTCATATAATTTTATCTAATAAAAAAAATAAAAACAAAAGAAATATCGTATAGATTCCACCATTGTTTACCACATATTTTCCAAATAACGTGAAACCATTAAATTTGATGACAATATTATTTGATGAAATTCGTTTTCCATTTTCTATTAAAATTCTTCCAGAATAATATAATTTAAGCCATTCTAATAATCTTATTGCAATTAAGGTCAAATACTTTTTTTTCTCATCATTTTCATGGTTTAAGAATTTAAATGGAAAATATTGTCCGAAAGCAATTGTATTTTTGTTGATTTTACCCTTATCGTTTAGATAATACGAATATAAAACAGGACGTGGTTTTTCGACCATGAAAACATTATCGTCACGACACAATTCATTGAAAAAAATATTTGCTTGTTTTAAAATATAAAACGGGTCTTTTAAATCGAAATTGAGTTTTTCGAAAACAACAAAAACAACAATTAGGCATAATAATATTACTGTTATAATCATGTGTGATAGAATTTATTGCCCTTTTTCAATTTTTGATACAATCTTTTCCAGAAAAAGTACCGTTCACTAAGCTTTGGATATTCGTACATTTTATAAAAATTAAAAAACAAAGATAATAATTAAAATGATGATTCCAAATCTTTTTTGCGCTCCGGGCAGGACTTGAACCTGCGACCCTCTGATTAACAGTCAGATGCTACTACCAACTGAGCTACCGAAGCTTATATTATACCAGCAGCAATTTCTTTATGACAATTAGAACAAACAAGCATACATTTATCCAATTCTTTTTTTATTGCTTCCCAACTTTTTGTATATCCTTTTTGACCGATTCCAAATTCTTTATTATTTTCAGGATGATGAAATTCAAGTGCTCCAATATATTTATCATATCCACACTTTTCACATTTTCCACCTTTATATGCAACTGCTTTTTCTTTTAAAACTCTTCGTCTTTTGGTTACTGCATCAACAACACATTTTTTGCATCGCCATCTTTTTGTGCCATTACCATTTCCAACACAACTAAATTCAGTTAACCCATGTTTTTTACATTCTTTAATCATAAAATACAATTTATGCATAAATACGTGGTTAACACAAATTGTTAACCAAAAAAATAAAACGCAGCCGATTTCGAGAACCGATTTCGGGTTTAACTACTCCTTTATAACAGTTTGCGAGACTGTGAGCACTGCGTTTGTAGTGGTGAAGGGACTTGAACCCCCAACCTCTTGGGTATAAGCCGAGTGCTCTAACCAATTGAGCTACACCACTATGGAGAGGGACAGGTTATTTATACCTTTAAGGGACTCCCTCAGACCCATTTTGAGCAGGAAGCGGGATTCGAACCCGCAACTTTCAGCTTGGAAGGCTGACGCTCTGCCAATTGAGTTATTCCTGCATTTGCACTTCCTACTTCGTGTAGTGCGAACCGCATGGATGGGGGTGGTACGGGGCAGAATCGAACTGCCGACACATGGATTTTCAGTCCATTGCTCTACCAACTGAGCTACCGCACCGTATTTACAGGATGCCTTGTGAGACAGTTACCCAAGCCACGCCCTCTGTGACCCGACCTATAAAAAATTTTCACACTCCGAATCGCCCACTTTCGGATACTCACCTATTCGGTGAACAATGTTTTTCTGGTTAGGACAAACACCCGTGCGACCAGTTCTTAATTGCTGTTGGAGAAGGATTTGAACCCTCTTGTCCACCTGCGCATGGCAGACGTTTTGCCCATTGTAAACTACCCAACAATTTTGCACTTCCTCGTTAATCACCGTGTAGTGCGAACCGTTGCGGTGGGGAGAGATGGATTTGAACCACCAACCTCTCGTCATTACTCACATTCAGTGGAAGCGTTGTTAGAATTGTGCGCACGTTAACAACAACCCTCATGAGGACTACCTACTTTCGTAGTTCAGTTTTCACACTGACGAGTCTACCAAATAACCCTATCTCCCCATTTGCACTTCCTACTCTCCATATCGTGTAGTGCGAACCGTTTCGGTGGAACGGGCAGGACTTGAACCTGCAACCATCTGCTCTTCAGGCAGACACTCTACCATTGAGTTACCGCTCCATTTTGGTTCTGGTGTGAGCCTCATACTCACGTCCCCCGAAAGTATTTCAACTAACTTGGATGTCTCTCAACTACTTATCGTGTACTATTCGCACTGCCAAATGCGAGTACATGATTTCGCCACTGAACATCAGGGCAGCCTCTTATGCAACCCAGAACCCTGACATCAAACCGGGTCATGACTCCTTTTTGATGTGAAAATCGTGTGATGATAGTCCAATGCACACGACTTTGCGGAGAAGGTAGGATTCGAACCCACGGGACTGTTACATCCAGCAGTTTTCAAGACTGCCACCATAAACCACTCGGACACTTCTCCAAATAAATGACTCCTGCGTGTGAGACTTGAACTCACCTTCACCCATTTCAGGGGGCAGCATTGCCAGCTATGCTAACCACAGGTAGCCATTTCAACGTTGCAACGTTAAACCTTCGTCAAGGTTTGTTGGGAAGGTGGGATTTGAACCCACGTGCAACCAAACTACACTTTCGACTGCTTATCAGGCAGAGGTGATACATCCCAATGTTCCTCATAATGTAATTCTTTATGACAATTAGAACACAGTAAATCACATTTATCTAATTCAACAATAATTCTTGACCAACTCAAATTTTGATAACGTGATATTCCAAATTCTTTTTCTTCTGGGTTTCTATGGTGAAATTCTAACGCAGCAATACATTTATCATACCCACATTTCATACATTTTCCACCTAAATATTCAACACCCATCTCTTTAAGCCGTTGTCGCCTATTTTTTACCTTTTCATAATTTCTTTTTCTTTTTTCAATTTCACACAATACCAGTCTCTTATTTTCAGTGTTTGCAAGAACAGTTGTTCTTGATATCTTAAATTTTTCTGCTGTTTCGAAAATAGTATGTGATTTATAATATTCATTAAGTTCAATTTTCTCAGCCTCATTCAATATTTTACGACCATCAATTGGTTCATTCAATCCGGCATTTATACAATGGTAGGATACTGTGGGTTTAGAAATGTTCAGCATTTTACTTATTTCGCCATAACTTTTTCCAGAAAGTCTTAGTTTAATTACACTATCTTTTGTTTTCATACTTTCGATTAATTAATTATCTCATTATTTATAATAAATAGTCGAAAGTATGAAAAAGATTTGCGTTCGGGGCAGGATTCGAACCTGCGGTGGGATTTCTCCGTCTGCTTAACAGGCAGGACTTTTCGACCAACTAAAGCAACCCGAACAAGTGCAGTGAAGGGGGTTTCACCCTTCCTTTCATACGTATTGGCATGCATGCGTATAAAATTCAACGCCATTAGTTTGTTGAACCGTAGAGTCGGATGTGGGATTCGAACCCACGTGTGCAATTAAGCAAACGGTTTTGCAGACCGCCCCTTTCAACCACTCAGGCAACCCGACAGGTAATCCAGCATGTCAAAGAACATCTTACGGTAAATATAAGACATAAACCTTATATTCGGTGTTTATAAGCTGTAAGACTTATATTTTTGAGCCAAGTACAAGAATCGAACTTGTATCCCCTGAATACCACACAGAGATTCTATCCGTTAAACTAACTTGGCAATATGTAAAGAACGCATTAAAAACAAAAAACCCGGAACTTTTTTGGATTCCGGGTTCTGATTTTATTTCAGTTTTATTTTACTACCTACTTATCTTTTTAAGTCAATAAAACCTGAACCCGTATCCGCAATATTATTTCTGCCGAAATCTGAGCAAAATGTACCTTCTCCAATACGACTGGTTGTCGTTAGACTCGATACTAATATGTACGCTATTCGTTTCATTGTTTTATTTTTTTTGTTTTTAATAATAAAAAGGTTTTTTCATAAACTCATTTTTACCTAAATACGATGCAAAGGTATAAAATGTTTCATAAATACCAAATTATTTTCAATATTTTTTTCATTTTTTTTACAGAAAAAATCTAACTCGTTAATATTCAATGTATATGAACCCAAGTTAAAATTTGTCCTAAGATAAAATATAATGCACCGACAACTGCAAAACCAATAGCCATCCCTTTCATTCCATCAATTATTGTTGACTTATAATTAAAGTTCGGCACATGTTTATTTGTTGGACTTTTTCTTACCAAGATAGTATAAATTGTCACTCCCAATATGTAAAGTAACAATATTGTTAACACAGTTTCCATGATTTATAATTTTTTATAATAAATACTACAACAAACAATAAAAAACCCCGAAAATACTGGCTTTCCGGGGTTTTTGCTTATTTTTTTTCGATTCGTTCGTGCTTTTTAAGCCACTGTTCAAGATATGCTTCATCATTACTTATGAATCCATCGTGACAATCTGCTTGAAAATCTCTTACAAGCCTTTTTAAATCTTCCATTGTCAGGTAATATCCTGCAACGTACTTTTCACCAATAATTTTGTTTTCCAATATTATCATATTAACCGCATTTACTGTTTCCACATGCCATACATGTGAGGCAACCTTCTTTAAATTCCAAATGGTCACTACCACAATTCGGGCATTTTTTATTTACTTCAATACCATCTTTAATGTATTTCTTTATCACACGAGCAACACCATTTTTCCAAGTGTTGATATAGTCTTCTTTAAAGTTCAATGAATCAATTAATTCCCACGTATAAAGAAGTGGCATTCCATGCCTGAGAACTGCAGATATGAATTTTGCATAGTTCCAGAATTCAGGATTGAATGCATGATTTAAGCCAGTATGTACTTGTCTTTCGCCATTAGCGTCAATATATTCAATGTCATATCTTTTTTTTCTGACTTTAACCAATTTACCATTTTCATCTGGTTCTTCAACTTCAAAGATTTGCTTAACAATTTCACATTCTTTTAAATTGTTTGGCAGATAACTCAAGCCGTTTTCATTTTTACCTGTGAAAATTTCATATGGTCTGCCGTCTTTTAATCCAACAACTGCAATCCATTTTTCAAGACTGTTTTGAAAACGATGAATTTCACCTTTTAATCTCTTAGGACGTTTTGGCGCATGCGTATCATGAAATTCACTTTCTTTTGTTTTCTTTTCTTCAGTGATTAACACACCACTGCGTGAACCATCACGATAGACAGTACAACCCTTACAGCCAGATTTCCATGCGGTTTCATAAACTTTTGCCACCATTTCTTCAGTAATGTCACTTGGGAGATTGACTGTCACTGAAATTGAGTGGTCTACGTGTCTTTGTAAACGACCCTGCATTTCAACCTTTTTTAACCAATCGACATCATTTGCCGTTGCTTTATAATATGGCGATTTTTTCACAACTTCATCGAGTTGCGCATTATCCATTGTTCTTACAACATTAACGTCATATCCATTCAATTCAAGCCATGTTTCGAATTTATGGTGAAAGACTGGATATTCAGTCCACGCAATTCCTTCTTCATCAACAAAATCAATGCGAACATCTTTTTCCTGTGGATTAATTTTACGTCTACGTTTGTAAAACACTTCAAATGCTGGTTCAATACCCGAAGTTGTTTGTGTCATGATTGAAACAGTACCAGTTGGTGCAATTGTGAGTAATGAAATATTTCTACGTCCATATTTCATCATATCTTCAAACAATTCTGGGTCTTCAGCAGCTATTCTAAGAATGAAAGGATTTTTTGTTTCACGTTCGCCATTCCAAACGGAGAATGCGCCACGTTCTTCTGCCATAATAACACTTGAACGATATGCTTTTAATTTTAATGTTCTATGTACTTTTTCACTAAAATCTGTTGCTTCATCAGTTCCATAACGTAAATTCAAAGCTGCAAGCATGTCACCTTCAGCAGTTACACCAAGTCCGGTTCTTCTACCTTTAAGCGTCATTTCCTTGATATTATTCCAAAGGTTGATTTCAGTTAATTTAAGAAATTCATCTTCGGGGTCAGACTTGATTTTTTCAAGAATTGCATCAATTTTTTCAACTTCCAAGTCAATGATGTCATCCATATATCTCATAGCAATAATGACATCTTTTTCAAACAAATCCCAATCAAATTCTGCTTCCTTGGTGAAAGGATTTTTAATATATCCAAACAAATTAATTGCTAACAATCGACAACTATCGTATGGACATAGTGGAATTTCGCCACAAGGATTTGTGCTTACGGTTGTGAATCCTTCATCAGCATAACAATCTGGAACACTTTCTTCCATAATCTTATCCCAGAAAAGTATTCCCGGTTCGGCAGATTTCCAAGCATTGTGAATAATTTTTTTCCAAAGTTTTTGCGCATCAATATCTTTAATCATTTTTGGATGTCCCTTTGTAGGAAACATTTGAGTGTATGTAGTCCCTTGCATTGCACACTCCATGAAATCATTATCAATTTTTACCGATACGTTTGCGCCAGTTATTTTTCCCGGTGTCATTTTTGCATCAATAAATGCTTCGGAATCTGGATGTTTTATTGAAATACTAAGCATAAGTGCGCCACGTCTACCGTCTTGTGCGACTTCTCTTGTGCTATTTGAATATCTTTCCATGAAAGGTACAACACCCGTACTGGTAATTGCACTATTTTTCACCGGACTTCCTTTTGGACGAATGTGGGACAAATCGTGTCCGACACCGCCTCTGCGTTTCATTAATTGTATTTGTTCTTGGTCTATTTTTAATATTCCACCATAGGAATCTGATTCACCCTTATTACCAATAACGAAACAATTGGATAAAGATACCACTTGGAAATCATTGCCAATACCTGACATTGGAGACCCTTGTGGTACAATTCTATTGAAATTTTTTAATGTTTCATAAATTTGTTCTTCTGTGAGAGGGTTTGGATATTTTGCTTCGATTCTTGCGAGTTCTTTGGCAAGTCTTCTGTGCATCTCATCCGGGTTTAATTCGTAATAGTTTTTTTCGTCCTTTAAGCAGTATTTTGTAAGCCAGACTTTTGTTGCCAGTTCGTCACCCTTAAAATACTGTAATGTTGATTTTTCTATTTCCTGTTTTGAATAAATTTTTTGCGATTTTTCTGTCATAATTTTTTATAATTTTTTATGAAATTTTATGTTTGCAAATATATGCAAAGGCAACCATAAATACAAGGGATTCTTGACATTTCACAATTATTTTTAAAAAAATTTTTCACGTTTTTTTAATCCACTATGGCTGAAACTTTTAACAAAAAAAGGGTGTCGGAAAACACCCTTTAAAACGGAAATAGATACGAAAAAAAACAGAAAAATAATTATGTGTGTGACATATTATTTACATCAAAAGTAACATTACCTGTAGCCGTACCAGTTACAGTATTATTATCACTATCTTGTGAGTCATCTTTTTCATCCTGTTCGCCTAAATCAGCAATAAGATTTTTTGCTTTTTTCTGATAGCCAGCGTCTTGTGTGCTCATGCTTCTGTATGATACAGTAGCGTTATTTAACGTCATGCTCATTGCAGATGCGCCAGCAGCAGTTGCAGCAAAATTGTAGGTATTTCCATAACTTACACCAAATGTGCTGCCAACATCAAATGCGTCCTGATTTGCAGCAAGATAAATGAAATTCCAGCCTTCATTTTCACATTCTTTAATAAGTTTTTTTATCACATCGCCTTTATTGCCTTGTCTTGCAACATATTCCTGACTTGCATTTTCTTTGCCGTCAGTAACAATGCAAACCAATACTTTATCGGGTTTTTCTGAGCCTAATTTAATACGGTTTGCCTTTACAGCGTTGATTGTTTTACCAATTGCATCAAGCAATGCTGTCATCCCTCTTGGTGTCCAAGTGTCGTATGTGATGTCTGGAACATCTTTTACGTCAACATCATCATAAAGTAACTGATATTGGTCATCGAATAGTGCAACAGTGAGTGTTGCTTTGTCTTTTAGCTCCCTTTGTTTTTTAAGGAACTCGTTGAAGCCATTGATTGCTTCATAAATTACACCGTTCTCTGACATAGAGCCAGAACGGTCAAGAATACAGATAATTTGAGTTTTTTCGTTCGAAGAAATTATTTCTTCAGTAACGGTAGTCGTAACGGTTGTCGTTACTTTTTTCTTTTTAGTCATGCTTCATAATACTTAAACTTAAAAGTTATTTTCCCCAAATATAACATCTTTTATTTAAAAATGCAAGTTATTTTTATTTAGACTAAATAAAAACAATGGGGAATATAAATACTTAAAGAAATGTTTTTAATGTATTTATACATTTCAAAACATCTTCTTTAATTTCATTTGCGGTAAAACGAATTACAATCCAACCATTATTGGTACTAAATTTATCCCTGCGTTTATCAATATTTCTCACCTTTTCTTGGATATGTGTATTTCCATCAATTTCCACATCTATTTTCAAAACTGGAAACGCAAAGTCATATGAATAAATTCCATTTTGGTAATTGTATGTCCAACCTGAAATATTTGCTGATTTTAATGCATTTTCAAATACTCTTTCAGGATAACTCATTTTACTTGAATGATTTAATTTATATGGTACTTTGTCTGGATTTTTCATTAAAAATTCAATCATTCTTCTACTAATTTTCTTTTTATCTTCTTCTGACCATTTTCGTTTTGGACTTGCTTTGGACATGTTTTGTAAAATAAGATTATGATTTGGATTTAATTCGCAATGGGTCATGTGTCCACCTAAACTACGTCCATTCTGAAAAGTTTTACCACAATATATACATATTGTTTTGGGTGGTTTATTTCGTCTTGAATTTGGATTTTTGGGTCTTACATAATTGGAATGAATTCGGCAATGTGCTATATAAGAATACCGATTTTCGAAGTTTTTATCACATTTATTGCAATGATACATAAAAAATACTTTTATGATAAATACATTGCAAAACGAAAAAGCATTATATTCATTAATTAAATGTTAGTATGAACACAATGCTTGTCTGTTCTCCTATCTGGAATCGAACCAGACCCACCGCTTTAAAAGAGCGGGGCAATACATCCTGTTTGCTATAGGAGAATATTTGTGCGCCCGGTGGGGGTCGAACCCACGACTCACGGATTAAAGGTCCGTTACTCTACCAACTGAGTTACAAGCGCAAATTTGTGGGAGCGATAGGATTCGAACCAACTCAGCCAATGGCACTTGTTTTACAGACAAGCCTATCTCTCCAACGATAGCGCACTCCCATTTGTGACCTCGGTGGGATTCGAACCCACGTATCCTTGATTAAGAGTCAAGTCCGAAAGCCACTACGGATACGAAGTCAATTTGGATATTTCAGTCAGCGATACAGAAAATGCCTAAACTCTTTCAGTCGGCAGAGAGGGATTCGAACCCCCATAGCCAATGGCGAAGGTTTTACAGACCTGTGATTTCACCCACTTACCATTCTGCCGAATATACAAAATAAAAAACCCGACTCTTTCGGAATCGGGTTGTTCATGTCAGATTAAAATCAAAACCATTTAATTTTTGGACATAGTATTCCCGATTCCTATAAGTTGTTTCTTATAAGATTTTTTACCGTAATAATATGTTCCAAAAATAGTCATCATAAAAATGTTTTTACAAAGTTTGAGGTTACAAATGTAAGGATAAATACGATAAAAACAAATAAATGTTACAAAATTTTCAATATTTTTTTATTCAACCAGTCTAATTGTCCAAAAGTCAGCAGCTAAGTTGGGTGTTGTTATATATTCGTATGGTAGATAAAAATAACCCTTATCACCCCATTCTACGCCCCAACTATTCCTCATTATCAATACTTTCTTCTCTTCATCATATCCAACAGCAAGTACTGCATGACCGCCAATTGATGATTCATTTGGCAATGGCATAATTACATTTCCGTTTGCAGCAGTATCGTTTGACATGAATGAATTAAATAGTATCATACCGAATGCAACGGTGTATCCCAAAGCAAGGCATTGTTTTATTTCTGTTAAATCATGCGTTACTCTCAAATATTGAAGAACTTGATTATCCTTTGCTATCTGATAGCAACAGAAATTTGGTTTTTCTGCAAATTTGCTGGTATTATAATCCCATTTTGTTTCAGGGCAAGTGCCTTTATCAACCAAACTTTTCATTGTATTTCTCATGGTTGCACCTGCATCGGAATTAATTGTACCCTCAATTGCTCTGGTATTATAATAAATAAAAAGTCTTGAAGGCATGAAATTTTTCTTTCCCTGCTTCATTTGTTCAAATTGAAATGCAGCACCCATTGCATTTGCTGTACATGAACCAAGTTCATATTGGTTATAAATTGGTGGGCATTTTGGTCTTAAATCAACCAAACTTGGTAATGGAATTGGTGCAGTTACTTTAAATTTAAAGTCTCTTGGGTCAGGTAAATCACGTTTCCAACCAAGTCCTAATTTATTTCCACTAACCTGTGGTTCGATTTTGTTTTTTCTTTTTAAAAAATTAAATAGTTTCATAGTGTTGCTTTTAATATAAATACAAAATTGTTTTCAGTGAGTCGAAAGTATTTATAGAAAAATTAAAGATTTATGGGAAATTTTATATACGAACTTAGTGAAGGTCGTGAAATTACAACCGTAGAGGATTTTCTCGAATTTATGGGTAGAGACCCACAAAAATATTCTTTTGGATACGTATATTATACATATCCAGCACGAGCACCAAAGACATTGGGTTCAAGAACAAACCCAAATCCATATTTTGGTAGGATTTTTAAACACAAACCCTATAAGTTCAGATGGGCAGAAACATACAAAGAATCAATGTTGCGTAAAGACCCTAATTTCCAATTTGTTGGCGGTACAACTGAATACAAGCCAATTGAGGGTGTGAAAATAATGGTGGAAGGACCTAACGGTAGATATTTCCCAATTGTTCCACAGGAAGATGCAACATTTCATACTGTATATACGTTGGATTGGGAAGTTGTGCCTTACGAAGAAATTGCACAATATATTTCAATACCTTCTGGTACGCCACCCCCTATAATTCCAATGTTGGAAGAAAGAATTGCTGCAATTGCTGCAGGAAGTGCATTATTAAAGAATCCGGCATTTAAATACACCTACATGGGTGACAATAAAGAAAGAATACGATAAATAAAAAAAGCTACCGTTTGGTAGCTTTTTTTTATATACTATATTCGAAACCATCCTTGAATGGCTTACTATATACAGGACGCACCATATTCCAGATTATCGATTCATATGGTTTTTTGTCGTACATTTTGAAAAGAATCGAACGGTAGTCCGATTTCAAAGCTTCCATTGCAAAATCCTTACGTTCAATAATACCATTGGTGTGGTAAATTCTCACGAATTCTTTCAACGATTCTTTTTCAATTTCATCGTATTTTCCTTGCAATGACGCTACGACTCTTTGTAGCCAACCATAAAATTCGTCTGGCACTCTGTCAAGTAACTGGTCAAAATTGTAGTTATTCACCAAATGTTCCCAAACAGTTATGTTTGAAACATTTGTTAGAATACCATGCAATCTAACGTATTCGTTAAATTTGACTTTAACCCTGAAACCGTTCTTGAATCTCACCACGAACCCTTCCTTGTTGTCTTCTTCAAGCCTTTTTAATTCGGATAAATTATCGAGTCTTACGTCAATTCTTTTCACGACAGTAAAATGCTTTGAATATTTGTCAACAAGATATTCGTATGGGCATTCTTCACCCGTAGTGGTGTTCATTTTTCCAAGTAACACAAGTTCCCTTCTGCTACCATAATCAACCACAATACGGTTTTCTGGATATAAGACTTCAAACAAATAAGTATATTTTGAACTCATTTTTTCCTGAACAGTGTGGTTGAACATTTTCTGTGCTTCCAATGCCTGTTCTGAAATGAATGAGCCTCTTGAAGCAAAAATCCATTGCATACGTGGTTCGTAATAGAAAAGGATGATTAATGACCCATCTACCTTTTCAAAAACCTCATATTCCTGAGACATATCAATGTCTGCTGGGTCATGTTCTTCAAGGTTCATGAACTTCTGATATGGACGTGCAACAATATTACCCTCTGCATCAATAACGAGTCCACGTGCAGATAAAGTATATTCATCCCAGAATTTCTTAGATTGAACTTTTGGTGAATAGTTCAATATCCAAATGTCATATTCTGGATGCTTATTTGCGACAATAAGACTGTTATCAATGTAAGTCTGCAAGACTTTCCAATCGACCTTTTCTAATATTTTGTAATTTAACTTCATAATGCAATTATACGAAGAATATTTAAAAATGTTACAATTAATTACCTCTTTCTTTCGGATAAGGGTAAATTTTATTTCTACTTATAAACATTTTTCTTAAATACTTCGTTTCTGCCTTGTTTTCGCCTAAGACATAAACATATTTATGCTTTGGCATTATTTCCCTACTCTCACAAGAATTGAGATAATTTTTCGATAGCATTTTTATTCTTTTGGCAACATCTTCCGGCATTTTATCAAATTTAACACTATCACCAATTTGCCATTCATCCTGCCAAACAATTCCATCTTCTTTCGCCAGTCTTTTATATACAGACCTTGCTCTGAAATATCTATCGGAAACCCACCTGCCTGATTCTATTTTATATTGTTTCTTTGCACCAGATTTCTTACCAATATAATAAAAGTTGCATGCTTGATATATTGTTCCCAATTCTTTTGCCTCAATATCCGAATACGCCACAAACAAACGAAATCTGGTGTTTTTTACCATCCATTTTATGGCAAACATAATTAAAGAACTTCCCAAATTTTTTGGCGACCAACTGATACATGCCCCCCCTGCTTATTAATCTTTCAATTTTTCTTGTTTCATCGCCAAGCATTTTTGAAAACACACTTGGCATATCCATTATAACCACACCCGCTAAAATGCCATTATATCTTGCGGTAAAAATATTTGTTGGATATAAACTCATTCTTCCAAGCCATTCGTGCCTTTCAATGAAAGACTTTACTTCCTCATAGCAGATTTCCTTGTCTTCGTGCTGTAAAACAAAATCAGTGACATTAAGATTACTTACATCATCTGCAGTTAAACCAGCCAATATTAAATCTTCTTCAAGGTTATTTAATCTGATATCATATTGCCAGCAATGGTCTTTATTGTAATCTCTAATCATTTTGTTGCGTAAATTATGCCGTATTTTAATTGGGCGTTTGGAAAAACTTCTTTTACTATTTCGAGATATTGTCCTTGGGTGAGGTAATGTTGAAATGTGCCCGATTTTGTCACACCAGAGGCTTTATTTGAGTTCATATATGTTGACCTGACAAATACCATTCCACCCTTTTTAAGTGCGTTAAATCCAAGCTTTAATACGTTTAATTGAATTTCACGTTCTTTTATTACATTTAAAACATTAAAGATTGTAACCGTATCCACATCATTATTGAATATCTTATTCACAACTTTGATATTGTGGGTGATACTTCGGTTATATGGGTCAAACACTAAATTTGTCACACCCAATTCTTTTAATCTATTAGTCATTAAATCATATTTTCCACCGCCAATATCAAGATTAACGGTATTTTCTTCCCAGCCAAAATATTTGTGAACAATTTTAAAACCAGCCGGAACTTGTTTAATGCATGATTTTGCTGAAGTGTATTCTTGTAACATGCTGCGAATTTATATAGAATTTTAATCGTTGTCAAGTATTTATAAAAAATTGTTATTCCACGACATGAAAGGCAATAAAAAACAAAGGCTTGTTGAAGTTATGCAAGCTATTGATAAATCGTATAAACCCAAAATGAATGAAATGACTGATGATGATTGGTCATTTTATTCAAAAAATGTTGAGGTTCATATTGACGGCTTAAAAGAAAAATTTTATCCACAAGCAGAATATGTTGATGCTTATCGTCAGAAGGTTGATGTGAAATGGCACATTATACCAGAAATCAGGGATTATGGAATTAAAAGCATGATGGTTATGATTGATGGCATTGTAGGCACAATATATTATGAAATCGTATCATCAGATGAAAATGTACCCGACCAAGAAGCACAGCTTGATGTTGCGAAGTATCAGTGGGAATTTAATACTTCAATTACAGACAGAGTTTTTGGTGATGGAGTATATCCAACAGAAGTTGAAATAGATTTCAGTACAATGAAATGTGATGTAATATTTGGTTAATAGATGAAATTAAATGTAATCATAAAAGAAGAAATCGGTGGTTTTATTACTGAATATGGCAAGTATGCTGATGATGAAATCGTTGATTTGAACAAGATTAATCTGCAAGAGGAATACGATAGATTAAATCTATTGCTTTTTGATAATCAATTACCAAAAGTTCCATTGGTGTTAATGAAAATGAGACCGCTTGGTAAGGTACAGGCATTGATTAATAGATACACACGTGAAATAATTGTAAAAAATTTAGCAATTTCCACCTTTTATAAGTTGCCATATAGAGAATTTTTAAATACATTTGCACACGAAATGATTCACGTGAAGCAATTTCTTATTTTTAAGGAAAACGGAAATCATGGATTTTCGTTTGAACGTGAAGCAAGAAGAATAAATGGTATGGGATATGGATTTAAAATAACTGCAACACATGAAGGTGAAATCAACGTGTCTGATAATGTCAGACAAAAAGATTTGATTGCAATAATTATTCACATGAATAAACAATATAGTGTTACTGTAACGACACCGGAAGTTTATAATAAAGAATCTGACCATCTATTCAACTTAATGGAAAAATTTGTAAATCAAGGAAGATTGAGTGATTTGGAAATTACAGTTGTTAAATCAAAAAATCCTGAATTACAACGTTATAGGATTTCAAGGACATTTGCAAGAGGATTTACCTCATCGCCACTATCAGATGCGGTTCTTGAACAATTGTTGAATGATGATATCATCAAAGAGTTAAGAATAAAAAGAGGTTCATCCGTAGTGGTTTCGGAAGAAATTCAATCACCCAAAAATTCAAGTGAGTGGGAATTAGTTGAAATAATTTAATAATATGAAAAATACAGATAGAAAAAGACTTTATGAAGTCATGGGCAGACTTGATAAAACATTTAAGAAAAGAAAATTGAATGAAAGTCCGCAGAAAACATTCACACTTAATCTTTGGGGTGAAGATGATGAAGTATATTTCGAATTTGACAGGTATAGGGACAACAATGCACTTGCCGTTGAACTAATCACTACCAATGGCGAACCATTTGCAATGATTTCGGTTAATATGCCGGAATCAGCGCAACTTGCTGAAGACGAATTTTTCTTGAAAGATTGGAGCGAAAATGAACCAGTTGCAAAATCACTCATTGATATGGGTGCAATTGTTCCAACAGGCAAGAGTGCATCAAGCGGGTATGTTACAGCAAAATCATACAAAATAAGTCCTGATTATAAATAAAAATAACATTATGGTAAAAATAATAAAATGAAAAATCTTTGGGAAAAAATTAAAAAATGGGCAAAAGAAACCGCACTGCCTTGGTTAAAAGTTGCGTGGATTCAAATAGTAAACGTATTTGTTGTATTATTTGCATATGGTAAATTAGACGATGCTGGAAAATCGGGTGCTGCAACACTGGTTGGACTTTGGGGATTTATCCTTTTGGGATATTGGATTTTCTGGAAATTCTTCGGATTGGATAAAGTTATCAAAGCATACATCAAACAGCAAAAAGAAAAAAAGAAAAAGTAAACACACTGGAAACATAAACCCATCGAATTCGATGGGTTTTTTTATTTGTAGCGGGAGTGAGATTCGAACTCACGACCTATGGGTTATGACTCCATCGCTCTACCAACTGAGCTATCCCGCCAAATAATCGACATTACCAAACAATGTCGATATAAATTCTGGTATACCCACCAAAATATCTTTTTTTCATTTTGATTGGCTTTTCCATCCACTGTTTTTTATTTTTTGAAACAAGTTTCCAGTTTGGAAATCTGGTATTTGTTCCCTTTCTTTTACCACGACAAATTTCCATGTCATCATAAAGATAACCACCATACCATTTTTGATTTGAATTTTCGCCACGATTGTAACGACAATAACTACAGCTAATTTTGCCACTGTGCTCAAGATAAAACTTGTATGCACGATTGAATTCACCACGATTAGTGGTTTCGTCTGAGATTTTTTTTGCTTTCATCTTTTAAGTAATTAACTTAAAAGACTGATGCCCTTTCATTTCTCATTTTCATCATCAATATAAATTACGGTTCGAATATAAGTATTATTTTTTGAATAATCATGCCAACGACCATAAAATTGTTTATGTGTAAATGTTTTTATGCTACCACCCATTGACGGGTCAAATATAAATACTCTGTTTTTATCGTAACCAATTACCACAACGTAGTGTCCGTGTGCCCACGTACTCGCCCAAGACTTTTTATATTCTTTTCTACATTGAATTAATACAATTACTGGATTATTGGCATTTATTTGTTTGATTAAGAATCTAATGTTTTTATCGTTTTCGCAAACAGCATTCAATCCAAATTTTTTAAACAAATTGATAAGCTTGTTTGGCTTTATGCCATTTACCGGGCACACTTTTGATGTTTTTAAAACATCTTCATAACTAACCTTTATTTTGAGATATCTTAATATTGAATATGTTATAGCAACACCGCAATCAAAATCATACCATTGTCCTTTCATTGGAACTTTGAGTATTTTTGCCATAACCAATACATTTTTTTTAGTGCCCAGAGTGGGAGTCGAACCCACAAAACTTAGGTTTTGAATCTAATACGTATGCCAATTCCGTCATCTGGGCATTATATTTTAATTATATTTTTATCACCAACATTTTCTTCAATCCAATCATTAGATTTTCTTTTTCTTATTTGTATCCTATTTTTATTGATGGTGTATTCAATATTTAATTTATCGCAACAATCTTTAAAAATGTCCAATATGTCTAATGAAGTGTTAGTAAATACACACATTTTATATCCTCTGTCAAAATAAATACAACCATCTGAATGCAACAATCCTGCAAATAAATATTTATAGTCCAATATTTTTATTTGCCAGTCATATAATTGAATTTTTCTATTTTTTTTTAATCCCAGATTGTGTTGTGGAAATAATTTGGGAATTTCATTTGAATAAACATAAGTAATAACATGATTTTGATAAAAACATGTATTCACCTTATTGTTTGGAAATATTTTTTGTATTGTTTGAAATATATAGTCATTTAAATGATTATATTTAACGTCATTAAAAATACGTAATCTATACGTTCTTTTTGTTTCAGAAACACAGCCGTCACCTAAATACTGCCCCAACAAATATGAATATGATTTATTATCCATCACTTGAGGTTACTTTTTTTCTTTATTATTCGTTTTGGTGTGGTATTTTTTCTTCGAGAATCCTTAGTTTTTAAAGATTTACCACAACCACAATCATTGGGATTGAAATTCTTTTTGATTTTCATTTTTCCAAATGTATTGTCGGGTCTTCAAAACAATCGTTTGGTTTTTGTTCCATAACACCCTTTTCAACTAATTTTTTCTTTGCAAAATCCAACACCATACAGCAAATGTTTCCTTGGTCTTCTTTATGATATTTAAGAAAATCCTCACGGTCTTTTTCCTCTGCAAGTTCAAGTATTCGTATTGCTTCCTGACGGCATTCTTTGCGAATTTCTTTACGAATTGCAAATTTAATTTCTTTTGATAAAAACTTAACTTCTTTACGCATTTCTCTAAACATTATCATAAACATCACTTATGTGAACATAAATACCCGGTTGTTCCGAAAGGTATTCAGTGTATGGGTCATCATAACTGTTAATAAACAACATTCTGAACATTTCAATCATTCCTGCCAATAGTTTCATCATTTAATTCTTTTTTTATGTTACGTTTTGCTTCTTGACGTTCACGACCTTTATCAATATCTCCAAGTTCAACTTCCCACCAGTTTACATATCCTTTCTTGGGATGATTGTCAGGATAGTTTTCACGCATTTTCTTATTTTTTCCGTATGACAACATATCATTTTAATTTAAAAACATTTGGTGGTGAGACTCGAACTCATGCTACCGACAATTGCATCTAAATTGCCGATGTTGGGACACCACACCCGCCTTTGTTTATTTGTAGCAATGCTACCAAATGTTTTGGTAGGGGTGGTCGGACTCGAACCGACACGGGCATTACTGCCCACGGGATTTTAAGTCCCGTATGTGCTACCAATTTCATCACACCCCCGTTTATTTTTACCGCAAAAAGTTTCAGTTAATTCGTTTCTTCCAAAACAATTCTATTATTAAAGCCACCTTTATTATAGAATTTATTGGCTTTTGCTTCTTTAATTTCATTCAAATCAAAACTATGAAATCTTGCAATGGTTTCAAGTACTTGTAGTATATCCGCAAATTCCTCAATGCTTGGTTTTTCATTAAATTCTTGTATTTCTTCCCGAAGTTTTTCATTAAGTTTTTCAAGAAATTCAGTATCGTCTTTTGCAATATGATATTTATGACCAACACCAGATTTTTTTAGTGTCTTCAGTATTTTATCTCTCACCAATTTGTTGTGATATATTTTCATAGCGCAATAATTTGATTGAATTTGCTGTCAAATATTTGCGTGAACACTCCCTGACCCCAAGTCATATTAATATAGTATCCTTTGAAAAACCAAGATTGATTTGCGAAATGTTCGCTTTCAATTTGCGGTACGCTAATTGAATAATAATTATGAACGACATAATCAATTAAAAAAGCAAGTTTGTTATTTGGATATGGTTCATAACCATTATTATAACACTTATTACGCCATTCAACACAATGTTCTTTTTCAAGACGTTGCATTATTTCATCTAAATCGTGAGTTTCAAGCCATTTTTCAAATTTCCTATAACGACCTTCAGCAATTTTTTTCTTATCTGCCAAATCGTTGAAAAATTTTTTCATAGAGGCTTTACCTTCCTCAGAATTGAGAAGTTTTTCCAGTAATTCTATTTGTTTACTATGGTCACTCATAATTTCAATGTTTTAAATGTTTTAGTGGAGCAGACGGGATTCGAACCCGTGTGCAGTCATGTGCCCAATACGTTTTCTACAAGTTTATCTGATTTTTCTAAATCAGCAAAACATTTATTTTTTATCCACTGTTTTATTTTACTTCCTTATCTCTCTGTTAAAATAACAAGTTCCATCGAGATGGGTTTATTTGGAAGGTTTTTGCTGCGTTTGCTGCTTCCTTACGCTACCATTGCGAGTTCAGCACTCTCTACAAATAAGCGACCTCTCGTTAGAGAAGTAGGAATGGACATTATATCCTCTGCATTTATTGTTTTGAACCTGTTTTTACGTAGTGTTGCTCAAACTACGACTTGCTTACATACCATTCAAGCATGCTGTCAAAACCAAACTGCCCCAAAGAACGTCAAGGATGCGTACCATCCATTAAAGAAATACTGTATCTGACTTCATGAATAAAGTCTTCAATTATGTTTCATTTAACTCTTCATTAAATTTTTCAATAAATTCAATTCCACCATATATTGTGTCAATATTGGGTTTTTTCCAAGGCTCACTTAATTTTTCTTCGAGATTAATTTCAATTTTTTTGTTCTCTTCAGATTGCTTTCTTATTTGTTCCATCAATCCAATTGGATTATCATTTTCATCCGTAACACTATTTTTCATTTTTTGGCATTTTTCTGAAACTCCATTTATCAAAACCATGTTGCGCAATTTTATATTTATCCGCAACTTCTACAATATCTTTTTCTTCCTTGCCAAGTACACCGCCTATGAACATCGAAACTTCCTGAAATGCTTGAAATGAATCAAATACTTTATAAAATTCGTAGTCTTTTAAAAGAGGATTGATTATAAATTTTGAAACATTATCACTTCTCCAATATTTTTCATCAAGGTGTGTTCTGCCATAATCATAATCGTAAACAAAACAAGGAGCATTAAATTTTCTGAACCAATCCGTTGCATTAAAATTTAATACACTTTCGATTTGGTCAGCAGTGACACCATACCAAGTTTTTTCTTCAAGGATTTCTTTAATATAGTCCAAATCGTATGTTATTAAAGTATTAATGTTTTCATAATCATTATACTCACAATTCTTTTTGAAACTATAGAATTTCCACCCCAGATAAAGTTTACCACAAAATCCAATAATGAAATATGCACCTTTTGGATATGTTTCCTGATATTCTTTTTTTATGCTGGCATTGCTTAAAAGATATAATGGGTTGTTTTCTTTAGTATAATAACCCCTTTTCCTGAACTCAGTGGGTATTTCGTCCCTTTCAAGTTCAACTATTTGACGGTCATAAACAATGGTTTTGTCAATGCCAGTACTTCCAGCAACGCCATCATAATAGTCCTTTTTCTTTGCAATGATATACATAGGGTGACAAATTTAATTCTTTTTTCTGAAACAAACAAGTGTTATTTAAATTCGTATGAATAAGAATATTCAACAAATCTATCAACTTTGCACCATTTTTCTGTGGTATAGTCCATTAACCAAACAGTAATGTCTTTTCTCATAGCAACGGTCATTAGTCTTCTGATAAATCTTTCATCGAGATTACTATTTACAACAAGTAAAACACCTGCTTTACGATTTGTCATTTCAGCATAATATAATGACTGACCTATGCTTTCTGCCCATTTCTCAGAAAAATCAACTTCGATTGCAAATGTGTCGGTAAGAATATCGACTTCAGTTTTATCCCATAATGTAACGCTTGTGCTGCCTTTGATGATTTCAGCAAATTTATCCTGATAATAAACTTCTTTCTGCCTTGTTGTTTGTGTCTGTGACATCAAAAACATTGCAATAATCACCAGAGTTAAAAGAAACAATATTTTTTTCATAATTTTCACTTTTATCAATAAATACAAAATTATGGTTCTAATCGCCATATAAATTCTCGCAACCAATCTACTTTTCTTAAAGTTATCAAGTCATCGATTTTCTGATATCGTTTATACTTCTTGATTTCCTTTTCGGTAAGTGCTCTTTTTCTTTGCACATAATATTTTCTGAACAATTGCTTGTGAAAATAATTGTAATGTACAAATCTCCACCACCAAGTCTTGCGATATTTAAATGTTATTTTGAAGGCATGCTCCTTTCTTTTTAATGATTATACGAAATAAATTTGAAAATGTTACAAAATACTGAAACTTTCTGAAACGGTGACGAACCACTAACTGATATTGCTCTTGGGTACACTTCTGCCCTCAGTGGTATCTGTGTCGGATTTGGACTCCAACGGTGATTGTGCCTCGCACCTGCGATTTTTTCACCGTTTCATTACGAAAATTGGCACGGTTTTATTCCGTGTTTTGGCATGTCTGGAAGGACTCGAACCTTCATCCTTGGGTTTGGAAGCCAATATCTTAGCCATTAGACGACAGACACATTTAGCACACCGGGGGCGATTCGAACACCCGACATTTGGTTTTGGAGACCAACGTTCTACCACTGAACTACCGATGTGTGTTTATTATTTCTTGTACGATTTTTAAATATTTTTGTGATGTTTGTTCTTTAAAATATTTTTGTTGTGAAGTATCAATAATACATAGTTCGATACCTTTTTCCAAACAGGCTTGAAATTTACGATTATCATTGCTTTGAATTTGTTGAAGTTTATCCTCACCATATATTGGTTCGTAATGGTATATTCCATTTAATTCAAAAGCTAATTTTAATGATGGAATATAAATATCAAGTTCTGAATTAATGGTGTCTTTGCAATTAAAATGAAAATTTAAGTCTGGGTATATTTTGGTGAGATTATATTCCAACCATTTTTCAAGTTTGGATTTTCGTGTTCCATGTTTTTTATGGACGTTATTATAAATTGCAGAACATGATTTAGAACAAAAATGATTTTTGCTTCTTTTAATTTGACTTTTTACTTTATTGAAAGATTTTCCACAATTACTGCAAACAACATCTGCACTCGATTTTTTTGATAATCGAGCACATCTTCTTGAACAATAATCACCAATGTTTCTATCGTAGCCAATGAATGTTCTTTTTATCACCCTTTTCAGTTTATAAAAAATTTTACCACATTCAACACATTTACAAGGTAATTTATCATTATCTTTTGCTAAATCAAATTCCGTTTGTGTATATAGTGGTATCATATATCATAAATACTTCGAAAATTTATTTTCGATTCATTGTGTGCGTGCTTGTAGCACAGGTGGGATTCGAACCCACACTGAACCGCTTTTGAGGCGGGTATCTCTGCCAGTTGGACTACTGTGCCGTAAATTTGTAACCCCTGTGGGACTCGAACCCACAAAGAATCAGGGTTTAAGCCTGTCTGCTGTGCCTATTTTGCATAATTCAAGGGGTCATGTTAAAATTGGAAAGAGTTAATGCCGTAGCTGTTGACGCTCTTATTACAGAATTGACGGAATAATTCCAACCAATTTTGTGGAGCAGACGGGATTCGAACCCGCATACACTTGATTGCAAGTCAAGCACTCAGCCGTTGAGTTACTGCCCCAAAGAATGAAATACAGACGTGCCGTCACACTTCTCGACATTTTACGTCTCTCTGGGGTTTGACCCAGACTTTCTGTATTTCATTTTGTGGAGTCGAAGGGACTCGAACCCTCAACCCCCTGCGTGCAAGGCAGGTGCTCTTGCCAATTGAGCTACGACCCCAAATGAGAGTAGTACCTTATTAGTAATTCGACCATTACCCCTTTGCAGTTCGAAATAATGCGCCTGAAGGTATTACTCCTTCACTTTTAAGAACACTTGGTACAGGCTACGCAGTCATCCCTGCTCGAATCTGTCATGCGCCTCTCTCAATGTTAACAAACTGGTGGTGGTTCTCAGGACTTTTCATTACCACTCTTACTGCCCCTCAACTCTATTTATTAACATCTTTGTACTGGTGGTGGGAGTCGAACCCACAAATTTCTGTTTCTAAAACAGTTGCCTCTTTACCATTCGGCTACACCAGCATTTAGTACGGATGAAGGGACTCGAACCCCCACGCTACTATTACTTCGCAATACGTTCTAAGCGTATCATGTCTACCATTCCATCACATCCGCATTTTGTCCTCAAGGTGGGACTCGAACCCACACATCTTTCGACACCAGATTCTTAGTCTGGCTTGGCTACCCAATTACAACACTTGAGGAAATTTTATCGGTTGTAGAGCCGATAATATATCTTTATAGGCAAATATACCGATAAATTAATTGTGTTTTAATAAATAATTGATTGCACTATTGAGAATATCAATATTATCATTACACATACCTAACAACGTATTACATTTAGAACATAATAATTCTCTATTTTTACCATTTTTATGATTATGGTCAATAATTGCATGTTTATATGATTTAAATTTATCCCCACATATTGGACACATATTTTTTTGACTATCGATTAAATTAACGAATTCAAATTCAGTTATATTATGATTTCTGAATCTTGCTTTACTTGATTTTGATGCACATTTTTTACAACAATAACGTAATCTACCATTTGTTGATTGAAATTCCGATACTAACTTAAATGTTTTACACTTAGAACAATATTTTTTACCATTTAATATAACTCCAATGTTTGGGTCAGTATTTTCGTTAAAATATTTACCACATTTTCTGCAAATATATCTTTGACTACCCCTTTTATTTTTACCTGCCCTAACGATATTGCTATGTCCACAAAAAATACAGCTTTCCATGATAATAATTTACAATAAATACTAACATATGCTCAAAAGTATAATATTTTTTTGTTTTTGAGCATATTTTTCATTTTGGTGCACTCTGAGGGATTCGAACCCCCGACCCTGTGCTTGTAAGGCACACGCTCTGAACCAACTGAGCTAAGAGTGCATTTTGGGGTGGGGGATTCGAACCTTATCTTCCGGCTTTCGCTCCGGCATGCTTAACCCTTACATTACTCACCCAACAGTTACTGAGTGGCTATCTTTTCGCTGTTACCATTGACTATGAAACCCCTTCGTTTAAGCTATCACTACTCCGGTTTCCCTTTAAGAGAATGTTATCCCAAGTCTTTGGCATTTTGTGCTTCCTGCAGGGTTTGAACCTGCGACTTTCTGTATGTAAAACAGACACTCTCCCGGACTGAGTTAAGGAAGCAAATTTTCGGCAGCAAATTGAATTTAGTGCCGATTTATAGTATCCGGTACGTGAATCGAACTCGTATTTTCACCGTGAAAGGGTGGTGTCCTAACCGTTAGACGAACCGGACATTTAACGTTGACGGGATTTTCACCCGCATGCAGCCATTATTTTTTAGGTTCTCTGCAGAGACTTTCTTTTCTCTGTGTAATACCACCTCAACATTGTATTGCGTATGGGACTCGAACCCGTAAATCTTCACCGTGAAAGGGTGATGTCCTAACCAATTAGACGAGCCGACCAATTGTACTCGATGGCAGAATTGAACTGCCATTAACTGATTGAGAGTCAGTTTTCCTTACCGTTAGAAGAATCGAGCATAAGTAAGTGGTGGAAAGGGAGTGTATGCCCTATTACATGAGCGTCTCGTGCTCAAAACCACAAAAATCGGTAGACTTAACTACTACTATCTTACGACATTTCGATTTCACTTGTACTGCGTATGGGACTCGAACCCATGCATGTAAGATTGAAGGTCTTACGGCTTAACCATCTTGCCGAACGCAGCATCTGGATGACCTTGGGTACTGGCAACCGTTGCGGGTATTAAAACAACTCTTAACCCACTCGTGTCTGTTTCTCGTGCAGTTTTTTACATCGGTCATCACTATCTTTAGTATCATATATGGCACTTTTTACTGCTTTAACAGTAAAATTTGCCGAAGCCGTGGGATTCGAACCCCTTCTCCATCGTGACAGGGTGGCATTCTAACCATTAAACTACGACCTCGAAATTGCGGTCTTACAGGGATTCGAACCCCCCCTCATCGAGCAATGCATGCTTGCTTTCCGAATCGTTCCAAACCGTGTACATCGGCTACCCGATTTACTCAGGGTAATTATTTATAAGACCGTATGCGGTGCTGAAGAGATTCGAACTCTCCTGATATCATGAGTGACAGTCATGCGTCCACGCCAAGCAGACCCCAGCACCAAATTTCCAGCATGTCAAAGAACTTCTCCTTTCAAAAAAAAACCCGGCTTGTAGGGAAGTCGGGTCTTTTCATTTAGAAAGGAGGTTGTATATGAATACAAATTACCCGACTTTGCATAGCGCATCCTCTACTGCATCCCATAATAGGACTGCGTTCAAGGCTACTGCCATTACTGATATGTCGAGCATTCTTTTCATTCGTTTTGAATTTTAATTGTTAATACTTTTTATTTAAATACTATTTGTTTTGCAATTATACGATACAAAGATAAAAAATGTTTCAAAATAAACAAACTTTTTTTCAATTATTTTTAAAAATAATTTTTCAAGTTTTGCAATCAGTTCTGTTTCAACATATTAATAATTGTTTTTGTTGTACCCATAAAACCAGCATTCATATCCTCACTTGAAGTATTGTCAATGGGATAATTTTCAATCCAAAGTAAATCGCTATCATATTCACCACCAACTGTCCAGATTTTGTATTTTCTTCCTTCAATATCAACAATGGCGTAAGGTCCTTGATATTTATCGAAACCCCTGACTTCGACCAATTTTAATTTTCCATCAGTTTCTGATTCGATTTTTTGTACTTCAGATTTGAGAGCATCTATCCATGCTATATCATCTTCATCACCTGCCCATTCACCAGTTTCATTTAATCTACTACCTTCTCGCATTCCTAACATTTTTTTCAATTCAATTTTAATGCGTTTTGCTGTTTCACCTTTCCATTGACTTGCATTTGAAAGAAAATATGAAACAATACTTCTACCTGAATCCATCATATAGTTATCATCTATTGAATTCAATGTTGACATTGCTTCAAGATATGGTTTTGCATATGGATGAACTGGTCTCCAGTCCTGATAGATTTCTTGAGCAATATCATATAATGGTCTGGTTTGTTCTTCATTAACATTTGCTTCTTCTTGTAATCTCATAACCTGATTTAAAGGAATGTTATAACCATTTGGGTCAATAACTGGTTCACTTTCGCCAGTTTCATTATCAGGCGTGTATTCTATTTCTAACCAATCTGAAGTTTTTGGGTTGTCTGAGCCAAACGCATCACGTACTTTGGCAGCATCACCCGCATCGTTTAACATAATTTCATAACCACCTGCATTCGAAACAGTATATGTGCCGTGTGGGACGAATTCTTCTGGTTCTTCCCCAAAAATTTCATTCAATTTTGGCTTGAATGTTTTATCAAGTCTGCTCATAACTTCGAAAAGTCTTTGTTTGCTATCTTTTTTCATAACATTTATTTTATATTAAATACTTGGCATATAATATTTCGCACTCCATCTGCCATTTTCCTTTTCATCTTTTTCTTTAATGTTTTTTAATTTTTTAATGGCTTCTGGAGAACTAATGAAATTTCTTCCATCAATTGTTATTGCTCTTTGTTTGTTCATTAATCCAGATGATAATAATTCCTCATAAACACTATTATTAAATTTTTGTCTGGCAAACGATTTATATGATTTTGCTTGGTGTAACGCAACCAATGCTTCATCAGAAAGTTTGTTTAATGCTTCATCATTATTTGAAAGCACATCCATCGCATCCGGGTTTGTTACTATTCTAAGCCTTTTTGGATATGTACCAACTGTTGCTAAAACATAACCTGACGGTATTGGAACTTCACCATAACTATCACCCATATTTACTTCTGACCAGCCTGACCTTGATACTGGATTTCCCATTTCAGCAGCACCATTATCCATTAATTTAAAATATTGGTGTGTTTCTCTATCAGCATCATGCCAAGGCATACCAAGTTTTACAGCACCTGTTGATTTTTGTATTGTTATATTGTTTTGAAAGCCACCGCCAACAATTGATTTTGCCCAATCAATGATTTGTAACGGCACATCCGATGGCTTTACATATAGCTTTGCACCAGTACCTGCTTTGGGTTTGAAAGTTGGGTCTACTTTTGCCAGAACTTCAAAAAGTCTTTGTCTACCACCCCGATTTTTCATAATCAAATATTTATAATAAATACCATAAAGATATTAATAATTCCGGCACGAAAATTGTTTTATTTATTTAAACACACAAGATATGAAAAGATTAATCTTAACAATAATTGCATTACTTTTAACTGGTGCATTAATTGCACAAGTTAGAGAAAAATCCGATTACGAGAAGTATTGGGAAGCTAAAGAAGCTGCAAAATTTGGTGACACATTGAAGGTTGCAGAAAAACCAGAGTTTGATGACCTCTATTATAACGCTAAATTAGATACTATCAAACAGCAACAAAAATTTTTAAGACAAGAAAAAAGAGAAATTAAAAAGGAACAACAAAAAACCATCGTTAACAATTATTATTACAGCGATGATTATTACTATGCAAATTTAATTAATAGGTATCATCACGGAAGTTTTAGCTTTTGGTATAGTTATCATTACTCACCATTTTATTATGATTCATGGTATTGGAGTTGGAATTATGGATGGTATGACCCATTCTATTATGATTGGTATTATCCATATTATAGTTGGGGGTATCCATATTATTCACACTGGTATTGGCATCAACCATATAGGTATTGGTATACACCAAGATATCAAACAATTAATTACAATTATTATAGTTGGAATCAATCAAAGCCGTATTATAACAATATTGAATATGGTCGTAGAGAACGCCCTTCAACAATGACGCTTAGTCAACCAACAAGAAGAATCAGTGTTGCTCAAAATCAGACACAAACACGTACTGTTACAGCAACACAAGAAAGACGTACTGTTGCCACTAATCCGCAGAATAAGCCAACATATAGTGAAAGTAGAAGAACATATACTCCTTCTTACGAAAACCCACGTATGAGTACAAGACCAAGTTATAATAATACAACACCAAATCGCACATATACTCGTTCATCGTCAACTACTCAGACACGTACCCAAACGCAAACTCGCACAACTACTCCTTCAAATCAGGATAAACCGATTTATTCTCGTCCTTCTACAAATAGTAGCAGACCGTCATATTCGACACCATCCACTTCAAGAAGTTCGAACAGCTATTCACGTCCTTCATCAAGTACTCCACAATCATACAATAGAAGTTCAAGTAGTTATTCGAATCAAAGCAGAAACAGTTCTTCTTTCAGTTCTGGTTCGTCCGGGGCAAGTAGAAGTTCGGGAAGTTCTTCATCCAGCAGTTCAGCAGGTAGAAGTTCAAGTGGTGGCAGAAGATAATTACAATAAACCCTTTTCGTGATACTTATAATAGGTATCGAAAAGAGATTTAATATTAAGACTTCCAGCAGGATTCATCGAATGAATAAGAATCGTTGCAGGAAGTTCTTTATTGTTATCAATACAATAATCAATGAGCCATTTTGCGCAATGGTATCCTGTTTTTTCAGTCATTATATCATAATAATCACCATCAAGATGTTCCTGATAATCATAATGTTCATCTGCAAGGTCATGGTCAAAAGATATAATTTCGGGAATTCCTTTTCCTTCAATTAATGAAATAAATGCATGGTAATTACGAACCACAATCCATTCTTTTTGAATATAGACTGGTAAATGCATGTAGTCAAAAGCATCTTTTGGCATGCGGAAGTCGTCAAGAAATAAATTGTAACTCATCGTTGTTGTTTTTTTATTTTTAACTATTTATTTTAAAATAAACCACGAAGTTAAAAAAATAAAATATGAAAACAAAATATTTGCGAGAAAATTTTGAACCTATTGTAAAAAACTCGAAAAATTATACCGAAATACTTCAAAAATTGGGATTGGGAATTAAAGGAAATTCGAGACCTACACTAAAGAAATATATTAAATTATATGATATTGATATTTCACATTTCGAATCAAAAGTAGAACGGTATATGAGAACAAACACCAAATTAAATAATTCTCGCAAAATTTCAACAATCGAAATTTTAGTGTCTGGCTCAACCTATACAAATTTGGGTAATATTAAGAATAGATTATATGAAGAAGGATTAAAAAAACGTATTTGTGAAAAATGTGGTCAGAATGAAAATTGGAACGGTGAACATATAAGTTTAATTCTCGACCATATTAATGGTGATAATTCAGACCATAGAATTGAAAATCTAAGAATTTTATGTCCTAACTGTAACGCAACATTACCAACGCATTGTCGTAAAAAAAGTTGACCCGACAGGACTCGAACCTGTAGTCTTCTCAGTCAAAGTGAGACGTGTTAACCAATTACACTACGGGTCAATGTATTGTTACGGGACTGTCTTTACTTTCATTAAGTTATCACTTAACACAGTGTTACTTTCCACATAACCAGTGAACTATATCCTGAAAGCAACCGAACCCCTGTGAAGGTTTACAGTCAAAGGCTTAATTACGAATCGCTTCGTCACGTAACAATAATTATGCAAATATATGTAAATAAATATAATTTTATGCAAACATATTAAAATATATGCAAAAAAATATATTTTGTTGACCCCACAGGACTCGAACCTGTAAACCACAAAGGGTGTCGGCTTCAAAGACCGATGCAATAACCATTCTGCCAGAGGTCAATTTGGGTGACATTAGGTACTGGCAACCATTGCGGGTATTAAAACAACTCTTAACCCACTCGTGTCTGTTTCTCGTGCAGTTTTTTATATCTGTCACCACTGTTGTCTCGGCAGGATTCGAACCTGCAATCTCCTGAGTCAGAGTCAGCCATGTTAGCCGTTACACCACGAGACAATAATTAGGTGTTAGACGGGAATCGAACCCGCAGAAGCCTGAGTCACAATCAGGCGAAGAGAACCAATATCTTCATCTAACACAGTCGGGGTAGTCAGGCTCGAACTGACGACCCCCTGCTCCCAAAGCAGGTACGCTACCAACTGCGCTACACCCCGATAAAATTTTTTTTAAATTCCACAATATATTTATCAATCTTTGTTTTAATCAAATGTCTAAATCTACTGTGCCAATATTGATGATGTGTTGGACATAAAGGTATTAAGTTTTCGGGTGAATTATTTTCTTTATTATTATCATAATGATGCACTTCCACAATATTTGTTTCATTGCAGCAGACGCATTTTTTAGGATGATATCGAAAACAAATTCTAATGTATTTCGCAACACCAGTTAATTCATCATCATTTTTGTAATTAGGATTTGAAGTTCCAGACCGAAAATATGTGTTTGCACAAGAATGTGAACAAACTGTTTTTTCTTTGGGGTGTCCCGATTTTGTTTCAAATTCTTTATCACAAATAGGACAACGTTTTATTATCTTAGGATATTTCATGTAAATAAATACTTGAAAATTTTTCAAATCCCATTTTTTCATTAATTCAAAGAACTTATTTATCACTTGTTTACGTGATAAATACAATTATCGTGTAATTAAGCGATATTTTCATTTTATCGATAAATTCATCGATATTTTGAAAATATAGATAAAATCATCGATATTTTTGGGTGAACGACTGGATTCGAACCAGCGACAACCAGAACCACAATCTGGTGTTCTGCCAACTGAACTACGCTCACCGTGTTGTCTGGGTAGCTGGATTCGAACCAGCGAACACGTGCTTCCAAGGCACGCCCGTATAGCCATCTGCGGAACACCCAGAATTTCAAAGAACAAAAAAACCCCACTCTTTTCAGAATGGGGTTCACAATGTTTAACTCAAAACTTCATCTTCGAAAAATTAAGCACATGTTCCCCATTCACCATCTTGTGGATGCTGTTGTGGCTGGGGTTGAATATGTACAAAATTCTCCATAACTATAGCAATAAATCTTAAAAAATGATAGTGCAAATATAGCACTTAAAATCATAAATACAAACTTTTTCGAAAAATTTTTCAAAAAAATATTTTTTTGTGAAAAAAAACGCACCTTATATATGATAACAAGGTGCGTTTAATCTTTCTTTTGAAAAGTCAAGTCTAAAATTTTACATAACCCCTATCAGGCGATAAAATTTTAAAAGTCACATCTAACTTTATCTGACCTAACTTAATATCACTATTAAGCAATGACCCTTTCATTTCATAAATACTTGGATAGCACAAATTTTTCTGCATTTATATAAAGTAATAAGTATTTATAATAAATTTTGCTTTGTGAAAAAGAAAGAATTTATAAAAATAATCAACGAAGAGATTTCCAATTTTGATTTTTTAGGTAGTGAAAAACGTCTTCAAGAAGAAAACGATTTGAGATTGTTGTCGAGTGAAGATTTTCAAAAGCAATTTATTTGTGATTCATTACTCAGTATCAATGATTATAGAAAAACTGAAAGAAATAGAAAAATAAAAATTAATGTAACGGATGCAACAATTGATGGTGATTGGGAAAATGATTTTGGTGACGCATCGTACTTAACATTATTTTATGGTCTTGAAATTGAATATAAACATGATGAAACACAAGCACCTGTAAAATTTACATTGATTTTTGATTCAGACAAAATTTCAATTGGAAAGGGTGGTTATTATACACCTGCAAGACTTGGTGGTACACCTGATACTGATAGAGAAGCTGAAGGTGAGGCGTATTTCACACACTTAAATTGGGATGATATTCAAGTGACCATGTGGAGTCCCGATGGTGATGAAATAGATTTCCTTGCATTTAAACATGCCCCACGTAACATTCAAACACTGTTTATTAGAGAATATACTGAAGGTTTTATTGAAAACAGAACGCTATCTATTGAAGACAATAGTAGTCGTTATAATAATATGTCAAAATCACCTTATTGTTAAAATGACAGACGAAAAAAAACAAATATTAGACAAAATCAATAAGCAGATTCTTAAATTAAGAAATGAAATGTTAGATAGATTTCCGGCAGTTCATGAAATTGAGGATGGCTTTATTATTCGTTTTTTCACCGATTGGGATAGTTGTGATGACAACACTAAAATAAGATATAAAAGAATAATTAACGTAAACAAACCAGATGAAAAGGTAGTATTCTTTTTTATCCCAAAAGGTGCAATTCTTGAACACAGAAAGAGAGATTATATTGGTTGTATAACATGTATTAATGGTGGTCTTGAGCTTGAAATTGGGGATAAGACAGTACTTCTTGAAGCATATACTAAAATTTGCTTAGAAGATAATGAATTTCATGGCAAGGCTTTGGAAAATACTTACTTAATTACAACCAATAAGGTATAACTACCATTTTTTTAATCTGCAATGTGATTTTGGACTTCTTACCTTTGCTGGCATATAACAGCCACAGAGTGCGCATGTATTATTCCTTTTTAGTTTATCACAATCAACACAGATTGTGATTCTTTTTTTTGCCATTTCTTCAGTTTCGGGATTTGGAAAAGCAAAATTCTTCCAACCCTGATAAATTTCTGTCAATCTTTCTAATGCGCTCATACTTCTAACGATAGATAATTCTACCACCCTTACTTACAACAATATTTTGATATGGGTTGTTTTTCGTTTCCCAATATATATTATGTAATACTTCAGATGATGTTAACGCATTATCGTAAATCCTCAATTTTTGGATTCCACCGATAAATGCTGAATCAAAATTTTGCTCTATTGTTAGGTTGTTTTTTCTTGGGTCTTGTACTAATATGTCTGCTGCAGTATAACCAAACCCGGTTACAAATAACGGTACATCGGCATTAAAAGTATCACTGGATTCGATTAATATTCCAATGTTGATGAATTGCTGACCAGTATTATCATTTATTCTGAATACACATTTCAATGGTTTCCACATACCAAAACCAGAATCAAATACTGTTTCGCTGATAATATTAACGTCAACATTACCGTATGGCAATATTGATATTTTTTTGGTTGCACCGATTCTGAAGAAACCAGCATCAAATACCGACAATTCAACTACACAATCCCTGTTTGATAAAACTGAAACAGGATGATTATATTTGATATAATATGAATTTCCCGTTGTACCAGTAAATTCAATGCGCATTACTGTCATTGGAATCATTACCATTGGATTACATTCATCAACGCCATAAAATGTTTGACTGTCAGCACTTAACGATAAACCACTTAAATATGTGCTTCCTGTTGGGGGAATATAACATTCTGCCGGAATTGGATTTGCTTCAACAAAGAAATTATTTTCAATGTATGCTGTGTCTTGTCCCGTATATAATTCGTATGTTTGATAATCATAATGCCATGAATGTTTTAAGCCAAATGAACCACCGCCCCAGCTAATTGAATATGGGACACCTATTTGTTTTTCTTTGTCATTAATAAGTGCTTTAAAATAAAATTCGGGGAATTCGTTAATTGTCCAAACACTGCGTCCGTTAACGAAGAATTTTAATTTGCCAGTTCTTTGTTTTGCGCATTCAAGCAAATCCGGGTCTTCGATTATTGAATCAGGTGTGAATGTTATTGTAATCCATGTAAAACCAGTTCTTTCAATTATTGCACCCGAAGCGTTTGTTACAATTAAGCCGTCTTTATTGATATATTTGTAAGCCAAATGCTTGTCTTCAGTTAATTCGAAAGCAATTACATTATTTTTTATGTTATCGAGCGGATTGGGTTGTGAATATGTAACTTCCATTCTTTCCTCAAAAACACCAAATCCACTCTTTATTGTTTGATTTTCCTGAATTGCATCCAAGTAATTATCAAAACTTGTTGTTACGCCAGTTGTTGTTATACCTGTCATTGTTTCGCCAGAAAAATATGGATTATATTTGTCTTCTGCACGAGCACCCATCATTAAGAAAATACCTTCTGAATCTGGATATAGATATAATAGTGTTTCAATCGTAATACCCGTATTATAGCGTGCCGGAAACAATTGATAATTAAATCCATTCAATTTAAAGAATCCTTGCAAATAACCACCTGCCAAATCAAAATAATTTGAAGTACCACCAGTTACTGAAGTTGCGCTCATTGGAAGATATTCCGTTGTTACCGTAATACCACTTGTTTGTCCGGTTGTTGGGTTTTGTACTTCATTATAACCAACCCTGTGCATTGAAAATAATGTGTCGTTGGGTGTTAATGTAAATCCGCTCCATATAATATCGGTTCTTCCGTTATCGAAACCAGTTAAACCGAAATCAATAAGATTAATATTGTCTGAAATTGCACCTGCCCATTTGGTTAAGCTAAATGCAGTTAAACCCGTATTCCAATCAATCCATGATTTAATGTTAGTTAAATCAATGTGTATTGCCAAATTGTCGGTAATTATGTCGTTTAAGCATTCTAAATTCATTTCGTACTGGAATTTAATATAAATACTAATGCTATTTAAATAGAAATGAGTATTTATAAAAAATGATTTTCAATGGATAAGGATAATAAGAAACGACTTTTTCAATTAATGGAAAGTGTTGGCGGGATGTCATTGAACGAAATTGATTGGGAAGGTGAATTCAGTGATGTTTCAAAAGAATGTATGAATGTTGAGGCATTGAAAGAATATCTCAATAAAGTATTGTCTAATCAGGAATTGCCTTCAGATAAAAGAACTAAATCATCGTTACTTGTACACAATAAAGCAATTCCGTTTGATGAAAAAGGAGAAATTGATGTACAGGCTTTTATTGATAACATAACAGCATACCCCCCAAATATTATCAGTCAAAACGAAAAAATGGGAAAATCTGGTACTGATAATTCAATAACATTTAATATCGGCATACCTGCATTGCGTGGGTTAGTATATGATATGGATAATAAAGAATTTTATATTATAAACACTTGTCCCGGTGCAGGTTCTTGCCAGAGAGTGTGCTATGCAAGACGTGGAAGATATGTTTTAATACCATCAATATTTGTAAAGCAAACAAGAATTTTAAACCTGTTGTTAAATAAACCAGATGAATTTAAAGAAATATTGAGGCGTGAAATTGAAATAGTGGCATTGAAAAATAAAGGTAAAAAATTACTTTTCAGATGGAATGATGCTGGTGATTTTTTCTCAAAAAAATATTTTCAAATTGCTGCAGATATAACACGTGAATTAAAAAGCAAAGGATATAATTTTGGCTCATATGCGCATACGAAAATGGGTGATGTTTATAACTTGAATGACCCTGATGTGACCTTGAATTTTTCTGTCGATGCTACCGAAAAAGAAAAAGGGAAGGTTGATTTAACGCAAGCAAAAACATCTGAAATAGTGTCCTCAGATATTTTTAATGATTTGTTTATTAGAAAAGGTCCGCATTTTGCTGTGGACGATAAAGGCAAATTAATACCAAAAGACGAAAACAGCATTGCTACATTAAAGCAAAGAATTGCTGATAAGTATAATGCAGACATCAATACTTTAATAATGTATGATGACTTAATAAAAATACCTGAAGGTTCTCAAGGTGTTTTTGATGTTATTGTATTGCCAAAAGGACAGGGTGATATTGCAGCACAAAGAAAAGATGTAAAAAGAACCTTTTTATTGTATCATTAATAAGTATTTATCTTATATGAAAAAGCAAAAGGATATAAAAAAGCTATTATTTGAAAACATGGTTAAATTAAACTCTGATTTCAAAGTAAATGAAGGTGTTTTAAATCGTAGCGAAGACGAGTATGATAGAGAATATCAATTAAAGGCTGAAAAACTTAAAGCCGTTATTGATGAATTAATGAGAGAATACGATTACGAAGTGATTGATACACTATATAGACTGTTTGTTGAAAGAAAGCCGAGAGGACAGAACGTTCAACAAGATGTTCAAATGGTAGCTGAAGAATTATTAAAAGTATTTACCAAGAAAAAATAATCATGCATAACGAAGCTGAGAATAAGAAAAATCCAAGATGCTGGTCATGTAAATTCTGGTCAAAAAAGAACGTTTCTGACGTATTGAAAGAAGTTATTGAACCAGATAGCGTTGATGTTTCATCACTTCAAATGCACGATACATTATCTCCGCTTATTTGGGATGAGAGCGAGAAAATGAAACCTGAAGTTAGAAAAGCATTGCTGATGAATGCTAAAAGATTCATTGAGTTTAGTGATGTTGAAAATCTTAAATTCAATGACATTATGCTAACTGGCAGTATGGCAAATTTCAATTATAATGAAAATTCGGATTTGGATGTTCATATTGTTTTGGATTTTGGACAGGTTTCAGAAAATAAAGATTTTGTCGGTGACTTTTTTAAATTAAAAAAAACATTGTGGAATGATACCCTTCCAATTCAAGTGAAAGGACATGACGTTGAAATGTATTTTCAAGACAGTGCTGAACCACATCATGCATCGGGCACATATTCGCTATATAGAAATGAATGGATTAATAAGCCAACAAAGAAGATTGTAAATATTGATACTGCAGATGTTCAATTAAAATCTGCCGATTATATGAATGCAATTGATGATTTGGAAAAGCATGCTAATAGCGAAGATTTTTTGAAAAAATATGAAAAAATTAAGGATAAGGTAAAAAAATATAGACAGACCGGACTTGATAGAGCGGGTGAATACTCAGTTGAAAATCTCGTTTTTAAAGTTTTAAGAAATACCGGATATCTTGGCAAGATGATTGAACTTAAAAACGAATACTTAACACAAGAATTAAGTTTAAAGGAATTTATTGACAACGAATTATGAAAATTATAGTCACAAAAGAGCAATTAGCCGAGTTTGTTGAAAAGAAGAAAGCCGAAAAGGTTTTTTATGAGATTGTTGAAAATTTGCATAAAAATGCAAAATTTTTGAACGAAAGCATTTCACATAAGAAAGCTAACCAGTCTGTCATTGAAAATTACAAGAGAAAAAAATTAATAACCCCAAGGGTATATGAAATGCTTGTTAAGCACAAAATCATAAACGAAAACTATGAAATAATATGAGTTTAGTATTTTTTTGTTCTTAATTAAGTATTTATAAAAAAATGTAAAGTACATAATAGCTATTATAAAAATATAAAAATGAAGAATCATAGTTCAAAAGAAGCTTATTTCGAAAGGCTAAAAAACTTAGCAGAAGTAAACAAAGTTTCTGTAAAAGAATCAAAAACACGTAATTTGGGTACTTTAATTGATTATAAAAGAGCAGCAGACGGTGTTGCTTATGGCATTATCAAAGAAAACCATCACTACTATGTCAAAAAGGCTGGTTTAAAACAAGACCCAAATGTTGCTGATTTTGCATATATCGGTGGGTTGGCAAACATCACTGAATTCCAATACAAATCGTTGGCAGAAGCTGATAAGAATAGAAATATGTTATTTGCAACCATCAATGAAAGTGTTGGCAGCAAGTTAAACAAAAATGGTAGCAAGCTTTTAAAAGAAGATGTTGCTGGGCAAGAAATTGACCAAGCTGCAAGTAAAGTAGCTGATTTAGACGCTGCTACCGCAGACGCTGCTGCTGCAGATGCAAGTGGCGATGCAATGGCTGCTGCTGATGCTGCAGGTGATGCTGAAATGGCTGCTGGTTTAGATGCTGAACCTGCTGCTGGTGAAGAAGTTTCAGCAGAACCCGCTCCTGAAGGTGGTGAAGAAGCTCCTGCTGAAATGCCAGCACCAGAAGGTGGCGAAGAAGAAGTTCCTGCTGAACCTGCTCCTGAAGGTGGTGAAGGTGATGAAGAACCTGCTCCTGAAGGTGGTGAAGAAGAAATTCCCGGAGAAGAACCGGAAGGCGATGCTGCTGCAGATGCAACATCTCCTGAAGATGAAAAAAGTCTTACAGTAAAAGAAATTGAAAAAACGCTTGGTAAATTAACTGGTAAAATCAGAAAAACTGAATTAGAACCAAGCGAAGTCAAATCATATGTTAACTCATTCCTTGCTTCATTTAAAGACAAATTCGATGAAATTGAAATCGAAGACAGAAAAGCAATGGCAGACAAAATCCTCAAAGTTGTTCCTGATGATGAAGTTGAAGATTTAGGACAAAATGTTGAAGCAGGTGAAGAAGCTGCTGGCATTGAAGAAGAAGGTGTTTGTGCAGAATGTGGTGGTTTCGGTAGATATGCCGAATCAAGAGGCTATACCAAAGAATCTATTATGGAATGTGGCGAAGAAGAAATGGGTAGTTTGGTTAGTGGATATGCAAATGCATATAATGATGGTCAGAATGATGGCGACTTTAAAATGGTGGCGTTATTATTGAATCCCGAAATGCTTGAAAAATTAAAAGGTGATTATGGTCATGATGAATATGCAGAAAAACTTACTCCTTATGTTAATCAAATGAGCGAATCCAGTGAAGAAGACAAATTAGCTCAAATGAATGAACTTTGGGGTGGTTTGGGTGCTTTAGGTAAAGCAGCAGGTGCTGGTATTAAAAAAGGTGCTCAAGCAGTAGGTGGTGCAATTCAAAAAGGCGCACAAGCTGTTGGTCAAGCTGCACAGGCAGGTGCTGAAAAAGTTGGTCAAGCATATCAGGCAGGTAAAGAAAAGGTTGGTCAAGCTGCAACTGCAATTAAGCAAACATATCACGCAGGTGAAGTTCCGGGTGAAATCAAAAAACTTGAAACCATTGCTGCTGATTTAGGAAAACAGATTGCTGCATTAAATACCAGATTACAGAAAGCTGGTCAGCAACCAGTCAACATAAAAAGTATTTTAGCAACAATACAAAATCAAGTCGGTGCAAAAGGTAGTGCAAGTTTAGGTAAATATGGTATGGCTGCTGAAGGTACAGACCCAGCTAATGTTGAAGTTCAACCGGAAATGTTGAAAGAAGACGATGAAGTTGAAGAACCTGAAGGCGAAGAAGGAAAAGAAGAAGTTGGTTTCGCTGCAGATGCTGATGTTCTTGGCGCAGGTATTGCAAAACCAGATAGTGCTGAAGTTGAAATTGAAGAACCTGAAACTGAAAGTGGTGGAAAAGAAATTGAAATTAAAGATTCAACAGTAAACATTACTGTGAATGAAACAAAAAAGCAAAAAAAAGCCACAATGAGTGAATCTGAAGCAAAACTTAGAAAGTACATTCGTGCACGTTTACAGGAAAAGGTTGGTTTAAGGAAAGCGGTTTTGAATGAAAGCGAAAAATCACCAACAATAAAGAAACTTGATGCAATGATTGATAAACAATTCAAATTGTATGAATCTGTTGACGAAGGTTTTGGTGAAAAAATAACAGGAATGATGAACAAATTCAATCAAAGTGTTGAAGGTAAATTAAGAAAGCAAAAAGAATTGAAAGCAAGTATTGATGCTGACCCAAATCTTTCAAGAAGCGCATTGAAAAAAGCATATTCTTCTGAAATCATGTACAATGGTGGATTGGGAATTATGATTGATAGAGCAGCATTCCAAGATGTAATAAATGTTGCAAAACAAGCAGCAAATGACCCTGATGGATTAGGTAAAGTAAGTTCACAAGCAGGTAAGCTTATTTATATTCCCGCAAACAGAGCATAAAAAAATATTTAAGAAAATAAGAACCCGACTCAAAAAAAGTCGGGTTTTTTTGTAACAAATTTAATTCTTTATCGTATAATGCCGTATGAAAAGTAATATTAGAGAATACGACAGAATTAAATTTTTCAGAGGAAGTAAAAGGAAAAATGCTGAAATGGTGAGACTTGCAGAAGCACATCTCGATTTTGAATATCGTAGATTGCTAATACAAGAAAACGAACTTGACCTTCACGTGGCATTCAGCAAAATGATTGTTTGGAATTGGATTTCATGGATACTTCTGATACTTTCCATATTTTTCACAGAAAATCCAACAATCTTTTATGGATTAATGTTCGCATCCCTAACGTCACAAATTTTTTCATATAAAAATAAAAAACATTTCAAATTTGTCTTCAGAGCATACAATCTTGCACTTCTATTCGTTGATGCTGTAATAAAAAACGAATATGGTATTACAATGCCCGAAATATAATTTTTCGAACGGGTTTTTGTAGTATTTATGAAAAAATCGTGATATGAAAGATGAAGATTCAAAATTAAAATTAATTTTCATATTGAAAATTGGTTATAATTCAAAAGGCGAGGGGTTATATGAATTCATTTTTTCGGAAAATCCAGAAAATATTGATGTTGAAGGATGGTGCTGGGATATTTCACCCGCATGTGACAACGCATTACCGCCAACCGAAAAATATGTTAACGAAGTTTATAGTTTAAAAACAAGTACGTTTGATTTATTTTGCTTACATGAGGCTGTTGATAGAGAATACATGCATGGCTATCATACTATTCATGCGCTTGCATATGAAATCGAAAAACAGGTTGATGAAACTAATGACAGTAAGTATGGCGATTATGAAAAGATGTTTGAAAAAGAAGACGATGATTTGCCATTAATGGTATTTCATTATGGTATGACGCTTGGAAAAGTTAAAGAGATTTTAAATACAAGGAAAATTGTTCTGAAAAATAACGAATTTATTGAAGTCTCTTCGATAAAGTTTTAGTATTTATCCATAACTGATTGCCCACGTGGTAAAACAGTAAAGAAGACGTGGTTCATGAATACGTTTTCGGTTTAATTCTATACCTTTGGTGTGGAATCAATAAAGGTTTCGGACGCTGAACCCGCTAATCAGCGTTCATGAGTTCATCCCATCATTTGAGGGAAGGAAATCGAAAAACGGTATGCCAAGATGTGTATCGTTTTTTGCCTATCTTACCGGAATTGGAAGAAAAGGTTTCGAGGCGGGATAAATCAAGATATTTACCCCGCCTTGCGGTTTTTTATAAGGTAAGTGATTGCATTTTTTAATATTTGAACATCATCTTTTACGCTACCTAATAATAAATTACATCTTTTGCAGAGTAAGCCTCTAATTTCATTGGTGTCATGATTATGGTCAACGGCTAAATTAGATGTGTGCATTTCACGGTGCTCACCGCAAATTGCACAACAGCCATTTTGTGTTGAATACATTTTTTCGTATATTTCAATTGTTATTCCATATTTATTTTTTAATATGGATTTCATACTATTTAATTTTCTTCTGTCCTTATTTGCAATTTCATAATCTTTAACACGTTGTGCATTATTTATGCGCCATTGTTTTGTATATTCAGCATGTTGTTTTTTGTCTCTCATAAGGCACGATTTTTAGATAAATACTGAGCCTTACAAAAATGATGAAAACATAGTATTTATTTATAAAATATTATAAATGAGTATTAATGCAAATTTAAATATTGACCCCGAAAAAAAGAAAAAAGAACAAGAAGAAGATTCCCTATTTCCAGAACATGTACCAATAATTCCACTTGACCTTCAAAAAGAAAAGGAAAAAGAAGAGGCGAGAAAAAAAGCTGCCGAACTTAGAAAAAAAATTGGGAATGTTGAACCGATTGTTGTTACTGAAGAAGGATTAACAAAAAAAGCAAGTGAATTAACTCTTTTAGAGCAAAAACAAGAAATTGTTCGTTGTGCAACAAATCCTGTTTATTTCATCGAAACCTATTTAACCATTTTTGACCAGACTCAGGGTGCTGGTGGTATGATTGTGCCGTTTAAATTATTTGAATTTCAAAAAGAATTGGTTGAAACATATAAAGACAATCGATTTGTTGTTGCAAACAAATATCGTCAGGCTGGTATTTCAACAACCACTTGTGCATATATTGCATGGTACATAATGTTTAATAGAAACAGACAGGTTGCTATTGTTGCAGATAAACTTGAAACAGCACGTGACGAAATGATGGCTGACGTTGTTGACTTTATTGAAAGTTGCCCAAGTTGGCTTAGACCGAAAACCGGAAGAAATAGTGAGAAGAATTTGAAAGACACCCAGAAAATGAAAATTTATGATAACAATTCAAAATTGGGTGCTTTCTCATCAAAAGGTCTTCGTGGTTATACGCCAACATTATTATTCTGGGATGAGGTTGCATGGACAGAAAAAGGTGATAAGTTCTGGACATCTGCAAAACCTACACTTCAGACTGGTGGTGCAGCTATTTTCGTAAGTACTCCTTCTGGTCTTGATGCAGTATTCTATAAAACATTCATGGGTGCAAGAAGCAAAGAAAATAACTTCAAAGCTGTTGAACTTTGGTGGTATAATGACCCCAGATATAATAAAGATTTGGTTTGGCTGAAAAATAAGGGTAAATCAAATGAAATAAAAATAGTTGACGAAAATTGGGATTATAAAAAACGCATTGATTTAATGACCGAAGGTTGGGAAGCAAGTTCTCCTTGGTTCGAAGCTGAAGTACGTGATGCAAATGGTGACATGCGTAAAATCGCACAGGAACTTTTATGCTCATTTTTGGGTTCAGGAGATAACTTCATTGCAGAAGAATTTCTTAAACGTATTCAAGAAAATGAAGTATTAACGCCAATTCGTCAGGAATACACTGATTTAAATTTGTGGGTTTGGGAAGACCCATTACCGGGTGAAAATTATATCATGGCACTTGATGCATCACCGGGACATGGTGAAGATAATTCAACCATGAATATGTTAAAAATAAAAGAAATTATTGAAGAAAAAATAATCACTAAAGGCGATAAGGTAAAGAAGGTTAAAATAAAAAGACATTTGTGCGAACAAGTTGCCGAATATTATGGTAAAATAACACCACAAATGCTTGCTGAAATTGCATATCAGTATGGTAAAAGATATAATAATGCATATTGTGTAATTGATATTACAGGTGGTTATGGTGTACAAACAGTAGAAAAACTAATTGAATTTGGTTATCCTGAAGAAAGCATTCATTATGCTGAAGTAACACATAAACCATCGAGAGATAGACTACAAGGATATATTAAAAAAGGACAAAAAACTTTGAGTGATGGTAGTGTCGTTACTGTTGATTTAATTCCCGGATTTTTTATTGGCAATAACCGTGCTTCAGTATTACTTGAGATGCAACGTGCTATTCATCTTGAAGATGTGATAATTAGGTCTGTGAGATTACTAAATGAATTGAAAACTTTTGTCACTGTTCCCGGAAACCGTGTTGCTGACCATAAACGTTCATTCCACGATGATTCAATAATGGGATTGTCAATTGGTTTATATGTTTTGAATTTTGATATGGCAAGATACAAGCAAAGTAAAAGCATGACCGAAAAAATGCTTAATGCAATTGTTACTGTAAATGACATTAAAGAAATCGAAAAAAAGAAAGACATAAAAAACAGACCAATGATTTCACCAAGCAGCGCATCACCATTAAATCCATATATCGCACATTCTTGGTTATTTAATGGATTGGATAAGAAAAAGAAAAATTAAATTGTATTTATATTTAAATGAGTTTTTCGTGTCTTTTCCGAAAAACTGCAGTATTTATAAAAAAATATAAAAATTTATAAAAATGGCTGACGAACAGAAAAAAGGTACTATATATCAACAGCTTAATAAAATGTTGAATCTGGACGGTTTTGGTTTTCAAGACCAGCAACCTGCAATTTCGCAAAGCACACCAGTAAAACAACCACCAAAGGTTATTATTAAAGGTAGTAGTCCTGATGAAGTAATGAGGAAGGGATTGGAGTTACAACAAAAAAAAGACCTTCAAAATAAATTTTTCAGAACCACTGATAGAGGTTTCCAGAAAGCACTACAATATGAAGCAGCCAGACTTCCGGCATATATTGATTATGAGGGTATGGAATACTATCCAATTATTTCAAGTGCATTGGATTTATTTATGGAAGAAGCAACAACCATTGGCTTTAATGGTAAAATGCTCAACATATATTCCAACAAAGAAAGAATTAAAACTATGTTGGAAGAATTTTTCTATGATACTGTTAACGTAAATGTAAACTTACCGTTTTGGGTAAGAAATACTGTAAAATATGGTGATAATTTTGTGTTGCTTTATGGTGAACGTAAAAAAGGTGTTACTCACGTAAAACAATTAGTGAATTATGAAATTGAACGTTTCGAAAGAATACAAAATGGTAAACCAACAGTCAGATTTAGAGAAAGAATGACTGGTGATGAATTTAATGTTTTTGAAATTGCTCATTTCAGGCTTCTTGGTGATGATAAATATTTACCATATGGTTCATCAGTACTTAATAAAGTACGTAGAGTTTTTCGTCAGCTTGTAATGGCTGAAGATGCAATGTTAACCTATCGTATTATTCGTGCTGGTGAGAAGAAAGTTTTCAAAATTGACGTTGGAAATATTGATGAAGACGATATTGAAGATTATATCTATAAGGTTGCTACCAAATTTAAAAAGATTGCACAGGTTTCACCAAACGATGGTCAAATTGATTATCGCTTCAATATTCTTGGCAATGATGAAGATTATTTCTTACCAGTAAGAAATGCAAATACTCAAACAGGAATTGAAACACTTCCGGGTGCACAAAATCTTGACCAAATACATGACATTGAATACCTTCGTGATAATTTATTTACTGGTCTTGGGATACCGAAACCTTTCTTATCATTCCAAGATGCTGCAGGTGCGGGAAAAAATATGGCTCAATATGACATCCGCTTTGCAAAAAAAGTAAATCGTATTCAACAGGCAATAATTCAGGAACTCAATAAAATGGCAATGATACATTTATATTTATTGGGTTACACTGGTGATGATTTAAATAATTTCCAATTAACGCTTACCAATCCTTCGCTTCAGGCAGAACAAATGAAGTCTGAATTAATGCGTGATAAAGCACAAACATATACTGAATTAACACGTGGTGAAGGTGGTATTGCTGCAATGTCACACACCAATGCTAAGAGGAAGTTGTGGAATATGAGTGATAAGGAAATTATTGATGACTTGAAACAACAAAAAATGGAAAAAGTCATCATGCAAGAACTTCAAGACTCTCCAGTTAATATTAAGAAAACTGGCTTATTTGCAGATATTGATGCAAGATATGGTGAGCCAGTTGAAGGAATGCCAATTGGTGCTGAAACGGGTGCAACTACTCCGGGTGGAGAAATGCCACCTGCTGGCGGTGGAGCACCTGCTGGTGGCGGTATGCCACCTGTTGGTGGAGCACCTGCTGGTGGAGCACCAGAAATGGGTGGCGGTATGCCACCTGAAGCAGCAGCACCACCTGTTGGTGGAGCACCACCTTTAGCTGAAGGTAAAGGAAGAATGAGTGTTAATGAATTTAACAAGCTCGTTGAAAAATTGGTTGGCGGTGAAACTGCAGAACCCGAACGTAAAAAATCAGCAAAGCATAAGAAAGTAATTAATGAAAATAACGCAATCGTTGAAAATCAGAATAAGAAAGCGTTAGAGATGGTTAATGAAATCGATACTTTACTTAACGTAGGTGAAAGCATTAACACACAGCATGGTGCTATTGATACCGGAGTGGATGTTGACTTTGAAGAAATTGAAAATCTTGATTTAGAAGATAAATAATTCTGAATTGGGAAATGTGACAACAAGAACGTTTATAATTATTTAGAGTATTTATATTAAATTGAGCCAAGTCATATGAAAAACATGAATATAGGAATAGTTAATTTGATGATTTCAAACAAATTAAAAGATTCTTATTTTAGTAATACTTTAATTGAGGAATCAAAGAAAGCAACACAGGATTTTTTCAGTGTCGTGAAAAATTCACCGATATTGCAGCTTGAATTCAATGTTTTTAACAATCTTGAAAACAAACACATTGAAGATGATTTGGCTGCTACTCGCTACATTGACAGCAACATCAAATTATTTGAAGTCTACACCATTCAAGAAATTGACAAAGAACGTGAAAAATTATTACCGTTTGTTTCTGAAACTCAACTTTCTATTGGTGATAAAAGAGTTGAGTTATATTCAGCTATTGACCGTTTAATCACTGAGTCGTTAAATGATAATAGTAAAATTGATGTTGATGCAATTCACGAATCATTTACAGTTGTTTTAAATCATGTAAAATCATCAAGAAATATTGTTAATGAAGACGCTGATTTGAACATGATAAATGAAGAGGTTATTGAAATTGCAGTAAATAAATTCAATGAGAAATACGAATCTTTAAATGAAGACGATAAGAATTTGCTTCAAAAATTAATTAACTCAAACGATAAAGAAAAAGAAGATTTGCTCGAAACCTTTAAAAACGATACGCTGTTAATATTAGAAGGTTTAAACAAAGACATGACAAAAGATAATATCGCAAAAGCTATTCAAAAAATTAAAGAAATGGCGTATAATCGACAAAAAGTTGATGATGATATCATAAGTCTCTATGAATTGAAAAAAGAACTCTTATAAAAAATGCCCCAATCGGGGCATTTTCTTTTTATGCATATTTATTATAAAAGCTTTCTTTCATGGCGTTAATATCCACATCACCACCATATCCATTAACCTTGCCCTGAGAACTAAATTGCCAAATTTTCCAATCATTCCATCCACTTGCAATACTTGGATTACTTACTTCCGGTGTGAGTAAATATTGTGCATGCCACAATGGAATTGAACCAAAATTATTGCTCGTTTTATCTTGGAAGAAATATTTGTTGCTATAAAGAATCGTATCATATCCATTTGCTTTTAGTTCACTAACAAAAGTATTAATCCACAAATCGTTGTTTGTTTTAATCAAACCCCAAAGTTTATTTTGTGGTTCATTATCTTCAATATCCAAAACAAGTGGAAAATCAGGTTTTGGCAGTGTCGCTATATTATTTAAAAAGAATTGTGCCTGTGCCTTTGCATCGTTCACAATATCACTTCCAGTATATTGCTGTGCGTAGTGATAATATCCAATCTTTAACCCTTCAGCTTTTGCACCATTTGCATTTTTACTTGCTTTTTTATCTATAATTGTTGTACCCTGAGTTACTTTAATTAAAGCAAACTTTGGTTTAGGGTCATCTTCATATGTTGGATTTGCCAGTGCATTCCAATCAAGGTCGCCTTGCCATTTTGAAACGTCAACACCATATACTGAATTTAATTGTGCCAATCTTGCTTTAGACATAGTTGTTGCTTGTGCTGCAGCAACAAGCTGTCCAGATGATAATTCTCTTGTGCTGGTCATTCTTGATTCACCGCCATCATAACCCATAAATGCCAACGGGTCTTTTACTCTCGGAACAGGGTATTTTAATATTTTTGTTCCTGAGAATGTGGTTGTCATCTTATTTGCAGTAATATCATGTTCAACACTTAATATAATATATGCGCCATTAAACAATGGCACATTTTCTAATTGAAAATATTGTGTCGGTTGAATCATAACATTTCCCAATCCCATTATGGTTGCTTTATATGACCTGTTTTCATATAGATTATACAAGTTTTGTCCCTTCGGTATTGCGTGTTCTTTATTATCACCAGCCAATCTTGAAAGAATTTGTATTGATTCATTTGTTTCAGGATATTCTTTACTATCAATTTTTATGTTTGTAAACATCGACTGGTTTTGTTCCCCAAACCTTACTTTAAATGCACGAACAGTACGATATGGAAATTTATCTTCACCCTCATCATTCCCAGCCAATTGATTATCTTTTTTCGAGTCAGGGGAGCATTCTTCAGTTGAAAAATCTGTCGCATCGGTATTTGCTAAGTCTTCAATACCATCATTTTTAAATCCATTTTGGACTGTTGTGGGATAATTTGCACTACCACCAACATACATGCACACAAACGCAGGTCTATCTTCAATTACGCCACTTGTATCAATTTTAAAGCATTCTTCCCATGCACCCTGTCCAATCATAAAGTTTTGAAGTGGGAAGAATTCAAAACCATTTAATGACAATAATTGTGACAATACACTATATACACTAATATTTGGGTCATCAAGCAATTCTATAAGTATTTCAGCATTAAGCATAGTATCCCCAGCAGGATTCATTGCCCTGTCAACAAAAACAAATGAATCAATTAATCTCTTGTCGTTTCTGTTAAACGGATATCCCCAGACTTTCGAATTAGTTGGATTTGTTAACCATTTATCATTTATGTTTTTAAATGAGTAATATGTTTGTGTGATAATATCCTCATCATTCTTTTTCTTTTCATCCTCATTCTCTTTTTTTATCGTATCAGCTTTTTTGTTTTCAATTTGGTTGAATAGTTCATTCAAGAATTTAGTGAAATATCCATCATTAACAGCTTTTTTACTCGTATTTGTATTAAGCGACTTAATTGATTTATATGCTGTCGGATAATCGGTTGACATTTCAAACGTATCCTGACTGAAAACAATTATATTCATTCTTTCAATCAATGGTCTTAATACAGAGCCATAATATTTCGTAACATTAGCGTTATCTTCCGGGTCTAAATGACTTTTATATATTTTTTCTTTATTATTTCCGGTGCTTCCACTAACAGCATCATATAAATGTTGGAAACGAACCAGATTCAAATAATACTCACCAGTATTACTGCCAAAATTATAATAATCAAGAAACGCATTACGAAGAATTGCTTTGTCTTTTGTTGAAAGATATTTGTTTACATCAGAATAATCACAAAAGATTAAAATTGCTCTATCGTAGAAATACTTACCCGTCCCACCAGTAAAATATTGTATAACGTCATCAATCCAATTGTCTTCACATGCATCAATTAACGCACCAAGATATAGTGGTAGGTATCTCGGAACTTCAATTGCAGCAGGTGTTGTAAATATCAGTGAATTTAAATCACTCGGATATTTGTTGAATGCTCCTAATGTGTTACCAAAATTGGATAATATAAATAATGCACTTAACTTTGAAGGTGTTTTGATGATATCATCGTATATTAAATCATCAAAATATTGTGAAGTGTTGTTAATATAAATTCTTTTTGATAATTGTTCTGACCACACATCTACAATACTTTCAAATCTTTTTAAATTGGCTTTAACAGTACCTGTTGGCAGTGAAGCAAAACGTTTGTTTCCCTGACTAAGTAATACAGGATAATCGTAGTAGGTCATATAAGGAGTGTTCGAGTATCTCATGCTTTCAAATAATGTAGGACTGCTCAAATATCTGGTTATTATATTATTTCCATCAGCATCAAATATATTTTGACTCTTATCATTGCCCTTTTTATCTATTTTTTTATCGAGAATAAATAATGTGTTTTGTTCTGTAAACTGATAGTAAACTTCTTTATCACGACCACTGAAAAATTCAGCAAAGCCACTTTTTTGAACACCTGCTTTGAATTTATCAATCGGTCTTTCAGAATTCTGATTGATTGTTTGCTTCTTTAAATCATCATAATATAAATTAATGCCAAGATACTCAGGATTATTTTTATTAACATATGCTGGTTCATCACCTGTTACACCACTAATTGCGATAATAGTATCATCAGAAAAGCCGTACCATGTTGGCACTTGTTTTTCCAATTCCTTATAGAACTCTCCAACATTTTGTCTATACTTATCAGCAAATGATTTAATATTATCGCCATAATCTGAATTTGCCACAGACAATGCTAAATTAATTGCTTCAGATGTGGCATACATTTTCACGTATTCGGACAATTTAACTGTTTTATTCGTTGTGGTAGGATAGAAATCATTAGATATTGAACTTTGTGATAATACATAAAATCTTTTCAATGCAATTTCTAAAACCTGTGCCAATTTACTGCTTTCAGATGTATTAACCCTATACGTTAAACTATCAACATCGTAATATGGACTGTTTGCATTGATTGTTCCAAGCTTTGAGTCGAAAGGTGATATTGGAATCCACTCATAAGTACCATCATCATTTTGGTTTTCTCTCATGTTGGCAAGATAATTTAATCTGGCTTGAGTGAAAAATGTTTGGATGAAGTCATCAACAAATTCCATTTCAGGAAAAGGAGTTAATGTTTTTTTGCTTAATCTTATAGGTGCTACTCTTTCTTCTTTGTTTCCACCACAAACTGTTTTTTCAGTATCGACAATTAATGGAAATGCATATATTTTATCAGTAACGTCTTTATAGCTATCGCCCAAGATAATTCTTTTGTTAGTTTCATTTATATGGTGTTCATTTTCTGCTTTTTTTGATACGGTTCTTAATCTTTCAAAAAATATATCCACATCATCCAAAATGATTTTAAATATATTATATATGGTTGGCATCATACCAAGTCTCTCAAACACCATATTGTTAATTTTGGTGGTTAAAATATTTGACAAGTCAACCCTTCTTTTATTTGAATTAAATTTTTCCTTATATAATATTAGATAAAAATCGGTAATATCAATACCCACATATTTTGTGGTTTTTTCAAGAATCGTTCTATCTTTAACACTATAATAATTGTCAAATTCTGCTTTAGATATTGTCGGTTCGAGAGTGGTGTTTATAATACCCAGCGTATTCGAAGCATTTTCAATTAATTTTTTTGCGTATTTTTCAAAAGCAGTTTTCGTATTATTGATATATTGCTGATTTGTAATAGTTTTCCCAGACAGTGCTGGTGCTAAACTTTCAAAATTGTATTGAACTGGAACTATAATATATAGTCTTTCTTCCATTTTTTCAGGCACAGCATCAGTTGAAATTGCTTTGATTTTTTCATCATAGTCCGATAATATATCTAATTGTGTTATTGGTTGATTTTCTTCAGCATCATCAGAGCTATTAAAAGATTCCCATTGTGATGGTGTTGCTTCTTTTACCACCAAATATGATGTGCCTAATGCTGACAAGTCAGGGTTTTCTCTGAATCCTTGCAACATGCTCATCATATTATCAATCTCATTTAATCTTAGCAACGTTCTGTCATATTCTTTGCTATCATTGTCAGTTTTAACTTTATCTGTAACTGCAGTATATAGGCTTTTTAACTGTGTGATTAACATAAAAGTGTTTGCAGGTGCTGCTTCAGTAGAAGGAGATACTGCAACTTGAGGATTTGTCATCAAAGCACCATTAACTACATACCTAAACAACACATCACTTAATGGAGCAAATGTCATGGCGACAAATTGTGCATCAATTACGAAATTCCCGGTATCTGATTGAAATTCCGAAGTGTATTTAACCAAGTGGAGTAAATACCTTAGAGTTTTTCCATAATATCCTTTAATCGATAATTCAAAAATTGGCGGTGGAAAATCAAATAATATTCTATAAGGTGAACCTTCTTGATTAAAGAAAGACAAACCCCTTAAATCAACGAATTGTATGTTTACTTGTGGAACATATGAGGAATTTACAACAATTTTAATATTACTTATACCAAAACTTTCATATTGAGTGTATGAACCAGTGCTACCATCATAATAATTGGTGGTGAATTTCAAATAATTCGGATTGTTATCACCCTCATTTTGATTTACGCCCATTAAATTAACTTCTCTTGGTTTTTCAAGTCCGGTTTTTAATGTTCCCTGACTAACGCTACCATCATTTGTTGTAACAATAACTGTTCTTGCTTTGCTTTTTGCTTTCAATTCAGCAAAAATATACATATCCTGATATTGTGGAATAGCATTCACATTATCGTTACCCATGTTTGTGGTGTTGATTTCGTTAGGGTCAATTAAATTTACATTACTCGCCATTTCGTTGATTTTAAATATAAATACCCTGCAATGAAAAATGGATATTTTCTCGTATTTATTATAAAACAAATTTCATGGTGATGTTATATACAATATTAGCACAAATTCAGCATCCAATTTGGTATTACAATGCATTCTTCTATTTGTTTGTCGCATTGGCAATCGTGTTTGCTATCGTAGTTCTGAGCTTTATAAAAACAATAAAGCTAAAAACTGCTGAAGTAAAGACATTGCAGCAGCAATATCTTGCAAGGGTTGATAATATCAGGAAAGAACATGCCGAGACATTGGAAAGATTGAGACTGGAAATGCTTAAACGTGAAGAAGAAAGAACCCGTCAATGGATTGAATCTGAAAAAGAAACATTGCATGTGTTGAACGGAGTATCTAATCTTTTGGATTTGAAGGAAAAATTAGACCATGCTGATTCGATAAAAATATTGAAGAAGTTTGACGAATTCCTCGAATCTTTTAATAAAACCGAATAATAATTTCAAGTCATATGGCAATGGGCAAAATAGAAAAGCTTAAAGAAGTTAATGAAAATCTCAAAAAACTTCTAATTCAAATGGAAACACGTATGTTCATTGAGAACATCAGTGCATCAGAACCAATAAAAAAAAGTAATGAAGAAAAGCCAGCAGTTATTACTGTACCAAATCGATAATTAATACTATTTATATTAAAGACTGTTCAAAATGAGTAAGATATTTAGGTTGAGTGAAGGTAGAATATTGCAAGCGGGTGAATATGGATTTGGAATTTTGATTGAGCACGATGCTGGCTATGTTAATACTGATTTAAATCCTACTATGATAAGTGAAGGATTTGTACTCAAACCAAACGAACCCGTATTAATTAACTGTATTCTGCAGAAGTGGGGTGTAAAAAATAAGAATGGACGTGTTTATCCTAAAGACGTTTTAGTTCCTCAAGTACAATCATATCAACAGTTGGTTGATACAAATAGTGCAGTATCTGAAGCAGACCATCCAGATTCATCAATAATTTCTCTTCAAAACATCTCCCATATGATTACGAAAATGTGGTGGGGTAAGGGTGAACAAAGTAATGTGCTATTCGGTCAGCTTAAAATTATCGTATCTCCGGGATATATTAAATATGGTGTTGTTTCGGTTATTGGCGATAAGATTGTTCTTTATTTACAAAACAAAATTAAATTAGGTATTTCCTCACGTGGTGTTGGCACACTTAAAGAGGTTAATGGTGAAAATATGGTTCAAAACGATTTTGAACTAATAGGTTTTGACTTAGTTGCTACACCAAGTACACCCGGTGCTTATTTATTTCCAGAACAAAGCGGGTTGGAGTTTGAAGAAGGGTATGTTAACAAAAATGGAATATTGATTAAGGAAGAAGAAAGTAAGATAATAAAAGCAATAGATAAGTTCTTATTATAAGACAGATTCTATGTGCCAAAATATAAATATAAAATTTTGAATTTGCAAGAATTTTATTAAAAATAATACTTTTTTGCGAAAAAGATGTATTTATATAAAAATTATAGTATTAGACACGAGATTTTAGGAACATGGCAAACGATAAAAAATCGATAGTAAAAGAAGCTTTAACTGATTATAATGCAATCAGAGAGGCTGCAGAAGCTAATGCTAAGAAGAAATTAGCGGAAGAATTTCCCGATAAATTCAATAAACTATTAAAGGAAGAATTAAATAAAAATAAATCAACCAAAGAGTCTTATAAGAGAATAGACGAAAGCAAAGAATCGAAAGATGACGTTGAATCAAATAATGATACTGTTATGAAACAAGAAAAAGAGGCTAAAAAAGCCGTAAAAGAAACCGCAGGAGAAGGTAAACCCTTCGGAGAAAAAGCAAAACAAGTGGCACAGGTAGAAGAAGATGTAAAAATCATTGATACCGTTGGTGATGGCGACCCATTCGATGAGAAAGCTAAAGGCGAAAAAATGGTTGATGAAACTGTAAAAGTTACAGATACTGTTGGCGATGGCGACCCATTCAAAGAAAAAGCAAAAAAAGCTCAGAAACCACTTCAAACAGAAAACCTTGACATGACAGGACAAAGCGTTGATAGTGTTGGCACTGCAATAGAAGGTGCTGGTGAAGAAGACGAAATCATTACAATGGATGAGATTGAAGCAGAAATAGCAAATATGGAAAATCTTGATGAAAGAATTACCGATTTTACTGAACCTTCTTCTCCTTCATATATGGATAAAGGCAATAAAGGTGTTGCATTCGACCAGCTTGTAAGTATGAGAAATCAAATCGATGAAATGATTAACTCATTCAAACCAGTTGATGAAATGCATGCTGCAGGTCAGGAAACATTTGGTAGTGATGGTCAGATTGATGCTCTACACAATCAAGGTCCTACTGAAAAATTAATTGATGAACTTCAATTGCAGCCGGATGAAATGAGTCCTGCTGATTTACAAGAAGAAGCTCCAATTACCGATGCTGACGTTGAAGCAGTATTGGGTGCAGAAAAGGAAGTTGATGAAGCACATGGTGTAACCTATGCAAAAAGGAGACCAATGCCGGGTAGAGTATTGCCGGGACAAGAATATTTGAGTCAGGGCGAAAAAGACCAGTCACCGGAAGCGATTAAAGAATCGAAAAAACTTCAGGGTTTAATCGATGAAAACAAGAAGTTGACGAAGAAAGTTAATGAAACCATTAAATTCAAAAAGTCAGCTACAACTTTGATTGAAAGCTATAAGACGGCACTTGAAAAGTATCGCACACAATTGAAAGAAATGGCAGTTTTCAATACCAATTTGGCACATGTAAATAACCTTTTGGTAAATGAAGAATTGGCATTAACTCAAGAAGATAAGATTAAGATTATCAACGAATTTAAAAAGGTTGATAGTATTGCTGAATCACAGAAGAAGTACAAAGCAGTCCTTTCAGAAATGAAGGAAGGCAAGAAAACTTTAACTGAAGCTATTGAAGATAAAGTAGCAGCCTCAGTTGCTCCATCTTCAAAGCAGAAACTTGATGAAGCAAAAGAAGTAACAGCCTATGAAAACAATGAACATCTCAATAAAATGAAGAGAATCATTGAAACCATAGAGAAAAGAGGCAAAAAAAATAATTTGTAATTAAATAAAACATTAATACAATGGGATTTTTAATGGAAAGTGCCGAAGTTGGTAATATTGGATTAAAACAACTTCGTGAACAAAGAGAAATAACAACCAACCGTTGGGAAAAAATCGGTTTGTTGGAAGGTCTTGAAGGTAACGTAAAAGAAAACTGCGCACAGCTTTTCGAAAATCAGTTATCTTACATGATTAACGAATCAACTGATTCTGCAAGTTCAGGTCAGTTCGAAACTGTTGCATTCCCTGTAATTCGTAGGGTATTTGCAAAATTACTTGCAAACGACATCGTTTCAGTACAGGCTTTAAACTTGCCTATCGGTAAGTTGTACTTCATCAATCCTAAGACTTCTGTTAGGGTTGCTCCGGCTGGTCTTGAGCATACTTCACCTAATGGTGCTTATGGTAATGCTGCTGACCTTGCTTTATCAGCAAGAACTCAGTTCGAAACTCGTTCATTATACGATGCATTCTATGCAACCGAATATAATGACGAAGGTTATTCATTGTTTGACCGTTCAAAGGGTGAAATTACCGTTATAACAGGTGACTGCGCAGCAGTTCTTGATACAACTGGTAAATTCGTTACTTTAACCATTTCTGGTTTCAGTACATCAAACGATGGTAAACTTATCGGTCCTGCTGGTGTTCCTTTGGATACCGAATCATTCCTTGCTGGTTTGAGGATTTTCGCAGACACTAATTTGGATGCTCCTACTGCTGCTGATTCAATTCCTGCAAGTTCAGTTATTCCTTTCAATGTAAAAGTTCAGAAATACGGACAGGGTATCGTTAGCAAAACTGGCGATGTTGTTGTAGTAGCTGACTTAACATATCCGGGAACTGACGGCTATCAGGCTTTGAGTGGTGCTACAAGTGCAACTACTTTCAGCTATGCATACAGGGTATACAGCGACCTTGAAGAAGATTCAAAAATGGCTGAAGTTACTTTCGTACTTGACCAAGTTACAGTATCTGTAGAAACACGTAAAATGCGTGCTATGTGGACACCTGAACTTGCACAGGACGTTAGTGCATTCCACAACATTGACGCTGAAGCTGAGTTAACCGCTCTTCTTTCAGAACAGATGGCTGCAGAAATTGACCGTGAAATCCTTCGTGACCTTAGAAGGGGTGCTGCTTGGACAACAAGATGGGACTACAATGGTCTTCGTAAGCAGACTACTGGATACTACGGTGTTCAGAAAGACTGGAATCAAACATTGGTAACAAAAGTTAACCAGATTTCAGCACAGATTCACAAAGCTACCCTTCGTGGTGGTGCTTCATGGGTAGTTGTATCTCCTGAAGTAAGTGCAGTATTCGATGACCTTGAATACTTCCATGTTAGCAACGCTGCTCCTGAACAGGACAAGTACAACATGGGTATCGAAAAAATCGGTACACTTAGCGGACGTTACATCGTATACCGTGACCCGTATGCTCCTGCAAACACAGTACTTATCGGACATAAAGGTACATCAATCCTTGAGACTGGTTACATTTATGCTCCTTATGTACCAATGCAGTTGACTCCGGTTATGTACAACCCATTCGATTTCACACCGATTCGTGGTATCATGACTCGTTATGCAAAGAAAATGGTTCTTAACCGTTACTACGGTAGAATTTTCTGCGATGGTTTAACAACCTTCGGAATTGGCGACTTGAAGTAATCAATGCTCGATAAAGTAAAAAAGGGACTGAATTCAGTCCCTTTTTTTTATTCTTCTTCTTCAGGTATTTGAATCAATTTAATTACATTAAATCCTTCTGCAATATTCTCATACACCTTCACTCGTTCACGCATTTTATTGTATGTTCTATACAATAATTCCTGAATCTTTTCCAAATCAATTTCTGTTGAATATGATTCTTCACTGAAAACCGTCCATTCTTTATTATGTGGCTTATATTGTCCCATGAACTTGATTTCATCTTTTTGCGGGTCATATTTTACCACTATTCTTTGATTTGGTATTGGAAGTTTTTTCTCACTTACCAAATCAACTTCATTTCCTTCAATTTTAATTGTCCATTCCATAATTATAAGATATTAAGATTCGTCAGTCCAATTTCTATCAAAAATTAATTCAAGTTTTGCCCTTGTATATGCCACATATTCCAAATTCTTCTCTTGAATATATTGCCAAGATTTGGTATTTTGCATTGGCAGTAAGTCCGGGCGTACTATAAATACTCGATTTGCTTCCAAACCTTTAATTTTGTGTACGGTACTTAAACAAATACCCTGTATTTCATCAGTAAAAATTGTTCTGATTTTACTTTTAAGGTCTTCCACGCTGTCCGAAAGTCCTGCTAAGAATAACAAAGTTGTTACTTTATCTTCAAGTGCCACATATCCACTATGCTCACGTGGATTAATAACACCACTTGATTTTAACTCTTTACGAAATTCAGCCAACTCATTTTCCCAGAAATTAACGAGTTTTGGAAGATTGTTAATTTTACCGATTAGGTCAATAAGTTGTATTCCTATGTCCGAACCCTTAATAATTGCTTTTTTTCTCTGAGTGAGAAATTCGAAAAATAGTTTCACCAGTGGCATCGTAGTTCTGCAAAGTACAAAGTCGCCACTCTGCGCTTCAGTAAGCACATCGCCATCCCTTACTTCACCGTCCGGTGCATCAGGAAGTGCTTTAATATCCGGCACAATTTCCTGTGCTTTTTTTATTACATTTTGTGAGCATCTGAATGATACTGAAAGTGGTAATGTTTTGGTGTTTGGAAATTTTTCGAACCATTCAAATGATTTTTCATCGGCAGCATTAAATCCATAAATTCCTTGAAAAAAATCACCGACAGTGATTAATCTGCCAGTAAGTTTTCCACTCACCCTGTCTTTTTTCAAGACCTTTTCTATTATTTTGATTTGGCATCTGTTCAAATCTTGAACCTCATCAACAAACACATAATCCTGCGGAAACATCCATATGCCATTATCAACTGCTGGAAGATAAATCATATCGGTATAATCGAAGCTTTTTCTATCGCTTGTTGCTTCATCAAGTACTTTAAGTACTCTTTTTATATCCTTTGGTTTACTGATATTTATATCATATCTTTCGGCAACATATGGTACGAATTCCGGTTTTAATGTTAATGTTAGACGACAAAGATTAACCAATTTTTTTATTGAATCTTGATAAAGAAGTATTTCTTCATCACTTTTAAATTCATCGTGCAAATCCCAATTTTTTGATTTTGCAAGAATGATTTTATCGATTTTAAATTCATCAAAATGTATTTTATCTCCGTATTTTCTTTTAATCGCTGCAGTTCCAAGTCCATATGTCGTATAGCAGCGAACATGTTCGGGTAATTTGGTTTTAAGTTCTTCCTGAATATGTTTGTTAAATGCCAAGAACATAATATTTTTGTCTTTTGGCAACAATTTTACTGCTTCAACAATAGTGGTGGTTTTTCCTGCACCAGCATATGCTTTAATTAAAATATTTTCTGGTCTTTTTTTAACAAACAAGAATATTCTTTCCTGTTCTTCTGTCGGCTTATTTGTCATAGTGTCAAATTTTCTGTGTAATAATTTCGCTCCAATTTTCGTTATCAATTCCCCCTTTTAATTCATATATTTTCATTTCATCGGTAACAAGTACCCTGAGTCCTTCTTGCCTGAGATATATTTTATCACCAGCCAAGATACCACCAAAACCCAATTGGTTTCTTTCTTCAATTGTATTGACTTGAACATGATATGTCTTATTAAAGAGCAATGATGTATCTCCCAAAAACTTCATGTTTTGCCATAAAATCTCAGCTATTTCATCACCAACCTGTTGAAGTAGTATAATTGCTTGGTCAATTTGCTTGGCAGTTTCCATGTCAAATTGTGTGCTTCTACGAGCATATACATTTTCAAGAACGTATCTTGTCAATTCAAGCGCAAAAAACTTATCTTCAGGTTTATCTTCATATTGATTTGTTAATCCAATACAAGGTCTGCCCGATTTATTCAAAACAATTTCGTATTCAATTTTGAGCATTTTGACTATGAGTTAATTAATTGACAAATATACATAAATTTCCTATTGAACCAAACCATTTTTTAAAAAAACTTTTTAGTATTTATATGAAATAAGCATAATTATGGCATTAATAACTACTGTTGATAAAAATAAACTGTATCTCAAGGTTAAACATGCGTTGGGATATCCACTCAGACCATTTGAAATTAAGGATGAAATGATGGATTCTTACCTTGAAATGGTTATAGAAGATTATTCATCAATTGTGAATAATTGGCTGATACAACAGCAATGGATTGGACTTGAAGGTTTAAGTAAAGAAAGCAGCGATTTTCTTTCTGCTTTTACAACTAAATCAAATCATTATATGGAATCATTTACATATGCTTATTCACGTCAAGTTGGTTTAGGAACAAACGCACCTGCAGCAACTGGTTGGGAATTAAAGCGTGATTTCATTGTTACACAAGCAAATACACAGCATTATATTATACCTGCTGGTAGAGAAATTAATGAAGTTTTGTGGGAAACACCGCCAGAAATAGATGGTGGCTTAGTTGACCCATTCGCATTAAATGCTTGGAGTCCGGGCATGGTTGGCTGGTCATATCTTGGTCGTCCAGCAATGTATGTACAACCCACATTTTCAACTCTTTTAACTGCACAGGATAGAAGAATGAAGCAAAGAGTTTTACAATCAATATTAACATATCGTGTTACTGGTTTGGCAAGTGGAGAAAAAGTATTACATTTGTACCCAATACCCGGTTCACGTGATGAAATTCAAGGTGTATGGGGTAAGCATATGGCTGGTAGAAAAGTTTGGTATTGGTATTATGACACAAACATTAACGATAGAGATAAATGTATGGAAGAAAACAGTGATGTTGTCAGATTACCATCAGACCCGCCAACAAAGGTTTTGGAATGGGGTAAAATGAATGATGTTGCACAACAACAAATAAGAAATCTTCTTATTGCGCAAGTAAAAATTGTTATTGGTGGAATAAGAGGGTTTTACAGTGGTGAACTTGGCGTTACTGAAAAGCAATTGACAATGGATTATCGCCATTTGCTTGAAGAAGGAACAAAATTAAAAGAAGATACTGAAAAAATTATTCTTGACCAGTTGGAAAAATTAAGTCAGGAAAATATGACAGAGATTCGTGCTAAAATAGCTGAAAACGTTAACAAAGAACGTGGCTACCAACCGCCAATGTTCCCAATTATAGCAATTTAATATGAAAAAAGACAGTAAACAACGACTTTTTGAGGTAATGGAAAAACTTAATCCTGAATTCCAATCACCTGAAGATAACACATGGGCAATTTTTAGAATAGGTCACGGTGGAAAATGTTTCATTACTTCTTTGAGTGGAGTAATGAAAGACAGTTTTGGAACATGTGATTATCGAGTTAAACACAGTGACCCAAGCGTTATGAAGTTTACTTTAGAGCGTGCCAAAGAAATAATTAAGAAAAATATAAACATTGACGATAAAATCGGTGTGGTTAATAGTAGGGGCATTCAGAAATTATATAATTGGAGAATTAAATATGAAGATAAATATTCACCAAACGAAATAATAGGCGAAGTTGAAATTGAAAGGAAACCAAAATTACTTCTCCCTGTTGGTATTTCTGGTAGTGGTAAGTCTACGTGGATTAAGGCAAATACTGATGCCAACACTGTTGTTGTATCTCCTGACGATATTCGCAGGGAATTAACCGGAAATATTTCTGACCAAACAAAAAATGGACAAGTTTGGGCACTTGCATTTCAAAGAGTTGCCGATGCACTAAATAACGGTAAAAACGTAATTCTTGATGCTACAAATGTAAAATCTGAAGATAGGAAAAGACTTATGAACTATATGAAAGTTCATGTAGATAAGCCATTTGAGGGATTTGCAAAAATATTTAGTGTTGACCCGGAAGTGGCAAAACAAAGAGTGAGAAAAGATATTGAAGCTGGTGTTGATAGGTCAAATGTACCTGATTGGGCGATTGACAGGCAATATCAAAGTTTTGTTGATGGGATAAATTCGCTTGAAGTTGAAGGTTTTAAAATAATTGACTAATGAAAAAGAAAAAACAACTTATAGACCTTGAAAGTCAAAGAATGGGTTTGTTCATGACTGACAATTCTTTCGATTTGGATGTAATGTACGGTAGAAATTATCTCGAAACAGATAATGCACAGGAAGTTATATTACACAAGATTAATATAATTGAATCTAAGTCACACGCATTATATGGTCAAACCAAAACTAAAGACAAGAAGTTTTTTGCCCCTGTAAGACTGAAGGTTATGGTTACTGTTGAAGACGGTAAACAAGAAAATTATGGTGGGAATCCGGGTGGTATTGCACGTGATGATGCAGGAAATATAAGATTTGGAATTTATCTTAAAGAATTGGAAGAAAAACAAATCGAAATTGACAGGGGTGATATTATTGAATACAACATGAGCGGAGAAAAGAGCAGGTATTATGAAGTGGAAAGTGCCAATAATGTAACCGATGAAACCAAAAAAACAATTGGTGGCTTTAAACCATATTGGAAAGTTGTTGTTGGAATACCTGTAAAAGAGGACGTTGTTCCTTTTTTAAGTGAAACGAAAGGAAATTAACTTTTATTCCGGTGGTTTAAGTTCTTTTCAGTATTTATATTAAAAATAACATTACATTAAAACAATAAAGCTATGTTAACACAGAAAACTCTTAGATTGTTCCTTAGAACAGGCGTAAACGAAACTGGTCTTACAGATGCAGCAGCTATTGCAGCAGCATTGGCAGCAATTTTGGTTTCAAACGAAGAAATGACAGTTAAAGTTCTTTAATTAGAAATCACGTCAAATTAAACAATAAAAAGGGAAGGGTCGTTTTCACGACCCCCCTATTTTTATTGTTTTTTTATTCCTCAAAGAACATTAAATCATCAACATATATTGGGGTTTTTTCACCCATGTACGCACCTTCTACATTGAAATCGAAATATTCTTCAGCTTCTTCTTTGCTCATTTTATCCCTTTCAATGAGAATTTCAATACATTTCATTCTGGAATAAACAAGCACATGCGTGCCTTTTATTTTATCGTATGCAACACCAATCAGTGCTTCTTCAAACCCATCAGCAGAAAGAAATTCTTCATCTGGATACCATTCAATAATTTGTTCGAGTTTTCTCATTTTCGTAAGTGTTTCTTTTTTATTTTATCAAGTTCCTTAACAATTTTTTCGTGCTCGTCTTTGGATTGTATACCCAAATCATCACCGTATTCAGAAAAAATATCAATCACAAATGTAATAAATTCTTTTTCCTTGTCAGAAATATATGTACTTTTTCTGACAAAATAATACAATGCCATTGCTTGCAACAATACGATTATTGCTAAAAAACCAATTGCTATGTATAATATAATCATTCAAAAGTTATAATTTTTTGAATCCGGTAAATAACTCAGCCTTAATTGCAGGATGTGGGTCATTATATCCAATCAACTCAAAATCTTCATATTTTAATGTCAATATGTCTTCAAATGAATTGAGTTCTTTCTTTACTACTATTCGTGGCAAATCTTTTGGTTCTCTTGACAATTGCTCATTAACCATTGGAATATGATTAACATATAAATGTGTATCACCACCAATCCAAAACGCATCACCAGCAACCATTCCAACGGCTTTTGCCATAATCAGAAGTAATAGTGACATTGAAGCAAGATTAAATGGAACACCAAGAAACGTATCACAACTACGCTGATACATATTCATATCAAGAAAATATTTTGGGACATTTAATGCATCTAAATATTCGTGTCTTTCTTCGGATTCATCAAAAGTTAATCGTTCTGGCTCATAGAATTCCAATCTTTCCACTATTGTCATCGGTCTCACAATAAACTGATAAAGCAAATGACAAGGCGGTAAAGCCATTTCAGGAAAGTCTTTTTTGTTCCATGCATCCAATATTTTATACCTTCCGTATGGATTTTTCTTCAAATCTTCATAAATATCCTTGATTTGGTCAACACCATTTTGATTACGCCATTGATAGCCGTAAACTTTATCCAAGTCACCATAATAATAATTTTTATATTTATCATATGGATGTGGATTTTGTGGGTCACTTACAGTTACACTTTGACCTGCTTTTACCATTTCAAGAAATTCTTCCATTGTCATTGGCGGTGCACCCAATGGTACATAATGGTCTTTATACCAACGATAAGCATCACCATTCCAAATATTCACACCTTTATCAACAAGTGGTTTTATGTTTGTTTCTCCACGTAAAAACCATAAAAGTTCTTCAACAATTCCTTTCCAGAACATTTTCTTGGTTGTGAGTAATGGAAAATTTACATATATGTCTTCCATTAAAATGGTTGCACGTGATAAACCAATAGTATTTGGCATATTGGCTCTGCCAGATTCCTTCTCTCTGCCATTGGCGAGGATATCATGTAATACGTCTAAGTATTGTTTCATTTAACAACTTCTTTTATTCTATCGGGATAAATTGCAAGATAATAACCGTCTTCAGCAATGATGATATTATCATGTTGTTCCCAAATCTCAATATTATTTTTTTTCAATCCTTTACCAAACTCATTCATTGCCCGGATTAATACCGGGTCATCATTCTTTTCAATCAAAATATCATCTTTTGCGTTTTTTAATTCGCAACTAATGATTATAATTTTGTCTTTCATTATTTATCACTATTTTAATCGAATAATTGGTAAACTTTTTTTGTTTGTTTTATCTTGAAGCCTATTATCATAAGTATATAAATCGAATTGATTTTCATTTAATGTGATTAATTCAAGCGAAATTTCATGGGGTTCTTCTTTTCTTTCCATTGGAATGTCGGAAAAATAGGTTTTTGCTTTTATTTGCTCTTCAGACATATCTGTAAGTAATGCATATAGAACTTTATCACCAATTTTAATTTCATTACCATTTTTATAGGTTTTGATTTTTATATTTTTCAACATTTCTTCAGTTACAAGATTATTTTCCTCTAACTGTCTTTTAAATAATTCTTTCATAATATTTTATTTTTTCTTTGGATTGTTTATTGCATCAAGTTCACGATTAATGCGTGCAATATCGCCAGTTGTTAATGGTATAAAATTATCGGTTGTTTTACCATTAACTTTTTCACGTTTCACGTTACTTTTGAGTTGTGCTTCAAGTCTCTGCTTTGCACCTTCTCTTCTAATTTTGATTCCAGTTGTACCCTTCATAATCAAATTGTTTTAAATAAAATTATTAATAATTTATGATTTCCATTTCTTCTTGCCCAATATTAACAATATTATTGTTTTCATTCATATAAGAAACAACATATTTATCACCGATTGTTAGTTCCTCATCATTATAAAACACTAAAGTTTTAAATAACGATTTAAATTTTATTGGTGCGTAAATATGCACTGGACGCATTTCCATGTTATTTTCTGCTACAATTTTATTAAATTTTGTAACAAGTGTTTGATTCCAATCAGCCTGTGCTGTTGGGTCATTTGCGGGGTTTTGATAATTCCAATTTTCCATATTTAATAACGTATTTTTCCTGTAAAAAGATAGACAAATGGATTACTGATTAAATACCACAGTCTTGTATACCATTTCATGCCTGATGTGATTACAACATTATTTTTATGATTATTATACAAATAAACGTTAGGTTCTTGCTCTCCAAAAAGTTCTTTTGGATTAACTTCTTTTAAATCAAATTCTTCCATGTCATTTTCCTGTATGTCCGAATCCCCCTTCACCACGTGTTGTTTTGGAAAGTTCTTCGGCTTCAATAAAATTTATGTTTTTTCTATTTCTCAACTGTATTTGTAATATTCTATCGCCAACATTATATGGCGATAATGTTGGTATTATATGATAAAAAATTGCTTGATATTCGC